TAGACAAACTTTAGAATGTTATGGATACCAACCATTCCCATCTTGGACGGTAAATTTAGAAACTGCACAATATGAGCCACCTACCCCATATCCAACAGATGGTAAAATGTATATGTGGGTTGAAGATGATCTTAATTGGCAAGAAATAACTAATTAAAGTCAAGCCGAAAAATGGTTTTAAGTTCGGCGGCGACAGGAGGTTCCAAACCTCACTATGAGCCTACAGGCTCACTATCGGTCTCCATACTCTTGTCCCACAATATTAGACACTTAATACACTGGATACCTGGATCTCTCATATACCAAGTATGCTTACATTCTTTTGCCACTGGCACACCAAATACTACCGTCTTGCATGGTTTGATGGGTTTCCCAAAATATGGGATCTTTGTGCGATAGCTCACACTTTGGACATTCGTTCTTTTTCATATATCTATTGTCTCAAAAAGTTCGGGGCAAGTCAAATGGATGAATCTTCAACCTGATCTACTGCATCATCTATAGTCCTAGTAAGAACAACGATGTCTCGTAATATGCCACCTTGGTCCCAGGATGAAGGTTTGATAATTTCACACATTATTTAAGGTTTGTGGCTATGGCGATGCAGTTTGAACATGGGGTTTGGTCAGGCGATCCATGTTGGCATCTTTCAATAATCTCTATAGCCTGTTGTTTGCTCATAAAACCATTATATCAAATTTTGCGGGGGATTGCAAAGAAATGCATAACTACCAGTATAACTAACTATGTTCCCTACATACAGGCATAGGTATAGTCTCAACAGGGGTAAAGGTATATCTGATTTTACGACATATGTAGCATAGGTTCCATGCGTCTTTGTTGTTTGTTCTGATTTCCTGGAAATACTCTTTTTGGAGTATGCGCTTTTCATCCTTGGATAAAGACATATATCTTATATACGCCAGAGATATACGGTTAGAGCGGTTATGAGGATATATGGGATAGCGCAGAAAGCCAGAAAATCCATTATTTATCCCCTGGAATTTTACACCTAGGACATGCCTTTGTAGGGTTTGGAGTCTCATAGGATACATCAAAAATTGATCCACAATCAAAGCATAATACTTTAGGCATAGGCTAATTGTAACATGAAATTAGGCCATATATGTAGGTTGAAATGTCTGGTTTGGTACTATATGTAGTGGTTTGATAGCATAAAAATGCAATTTAAATGTTACTGATATTTTTTAGATTTACCTTGGAGTGGAGGAAAGTGGAGGATAGTGGGGATTTATGCACTTTAGACAGATGGGGCCGTAATGTCTAACGGGCCAAACCTCCTATCACAAAACCTTTCTATTGTCAAACCTTCCAAACCTCATATCTCAATAGCGGATTATACCCCCAAACCTCCTATTTGTCAAACCTTTATAGCCCTAAAAACCCTATACAAAAACCTGCAAAATGTCCAATAAATATATAAAAAACCAGCAAAAAATATAAAAAGGTTTGGATATTTCTACAAAATCCAGCAAAAAGGTTTGAAGGTTTTATATGTACTTATACTGGGGGGATTTGGATACTCTTTCGTAATCCCCGCCTAGGAATGTATGCTTATCCTGGCAGTCACGCTGGGGCGGGGGATTTAAAATGATCTTCGTAATACCATTATAGCTATAGGTAATAGACAAACCATATAGTCTGGTTTGAAGGTTTGACGGATATAAGGTTTGGTGATATACTTCCAGCGATTTTTTACAAACCATCGTAATGTTTTTTAGAAAAAATAGTTCAGGGGTTTCATATATGTCCTCGTAATGTCATTTGGGGAAAATAAGGTTTGTACGATATGTCCGATTTGTCTGAATGCCCGGCCCCACCCCCGCCGCAGCTTTGCGGCAAGGGGCAGAGTAATTATTCTAGGCTAGATGAAGCGGCAAAAATATCATCAAGTGTTTCAAACCCTGTATCCTCAATACCCAATGACTCAATAAATAGCAACCAAGTTTCCTCAATGTAACCTTCGCCCTCAGTTGTTATAGAAGCCATACCTTCGCTGGCTAAATGTGCAAGTGGCAAACCTAAATCGTTATACTCAATGAAATCTACAAACTCTGGGTCGCTACCATAGTTTACAAATAGATCAGCAAGTATTTCTACCTTATTTAAAAATGTCGTTTCCATAGTATTTTCCGATCTCTCTGTATTCTGCTACTTGTTTATTATACTCTGTTGCTTCTAATACTTCCAATGCCCTCGCATAAACGACATACGAGTTGCTGGTGGCTAGATATTTCCCAACTGCCTCTAGGTCAAGGCTATAGTCAGAAAGTAATTTGCCAATGGTTAGGGCAACCTTTTCTTCCTTGCTTGCTCGTAGGTGAAAGCCTCTAGTCATCATCTCTCCATTCTATCAAAAAGTATGAGCGGGGGCAAGTCCCACCACAAGCCTGCCCCCGTCTCATTATGTGGACAAGGTGACCCTACCCCATCACACGCTCAGCCAAAAACGCTTGCTCAATAAATTCTGGGAATGGTGTGCTATCTACCTTTTTGTCAACTAGATCAATAATCACAGTCTCATCGTATAGTTCAGGGTTTGCTGGATTGATAGCAAATAGGCCATAACTATACTCATCCAAGATACTCTCAGACATAAGATAACTAATCATCATACGGGTACCGTAGGACGTATCATTAATATTAAGCCTTGGCGCAGCATGATTAATAGCATTAGCAATGTCATACTGCCAAGTGGTGGCCCCCCAGTGAGAGTACAAAACCACGGCGTGGTCTGTTCCGTCCTTGAATACAAAGTTAATACGTGCTCCCATTATTCTTGCTCCTTTAGGTCGTAGGTGTTTTCTTCAATTGTATCAAATAAAGAGGGCTGGGTCCAATTACTCATCGCAGCCACAGCATTCAACGCAGATCTGCTCATCGTCCTTGTAGCAGTTAGGACACATGTACTCTGACATATTCATCTCAGGGTCAAGGCACCATTCACAGATAGCAACTGATAGTTCGGCAAACGTATATTCGCTTAGATGTTTCTCTAATCTATTAGTTTTCATCTTCGTCCACCTCATAGATAATTTCCTTATCTGTCATCCAATCACGGATGTGGTCATATAGGCCCTCTGCCCCATACTCTAAAGAGAATCCATTCTTATCTGCATCTGTCCAGAACATCTCCCATACGTCCTCAATATCTTCGGTTACGCAGTACTCTTCTTCCTGCCCCTCCTGAATGCTTTTGTATAGATCCCTAGCAACATCCCAAGCATATACCCAAACCAAGGGTAGACCTACAGGAAGTTTACTAATCTTCTCAATGATATCTTCAATCTCAGTGTAGGTGTCAAGCATACGTGTACGTTCTTGTAGATCCATATCACTCTTCATTGAGTTCTCCCTCAAAGTCAATAACAACCATACCAACACGGCCATCATCATTTAACTTAACATACACAGGATAAACACCGTCTCCGTATCCTGTAGAGAAAGCAACTGCTTGGGCATAGCCAAGTTCTCCGTAGCCTTCCTTAAGGGTTACACCGCATGCACCAAGATAACTATACTTGCCTGCGTTTTCCTCGTGGTCAAATGGTGTACCTTCGGGCCAATTCTCAAACTCGTTTAGATAGCAGGGGTCGCCTACCATTGCTTGCCCAGAGTCAACTGAAAAAGACCCTGCGTAAGTTAATCCTGAGAGTAATGTGGTGGTCATTGCTTTGCTCCTTCGTTATTGTCTAGTTCCTCAAGTGTAGCGCAAGCGGCGCATTTTTGCAACTCCTGATATAAATCACTCATTAATTCAGCAGACTCATCTTTCCATACAGCCTCACAGTTCGGGCATTCAAAGCCACCCTCACTGACTGTTACTTGAACATCAACGCCATTTGAAAAGGGGACCTCAGTAATAAAATAACCAATCCTATTTACAAAGCCCCAACCATTCCAAATATAAGTACCATCATCATCGCCATCACCGTACATCCAGATATGATTATCATGAGCCTTCTTGACAAACTCATACTCCTCTCCATATGTCTCAAACATATATCCATTAAATGATGAATCAGGGTTTATATTATTAGGGATTGGTTTGTAGGTATCAAACCATGTATCAAAGTCTAGTTCAAGGAAAGCGCTCATAGTTTGCCCTCAATATTCTTAGAGCCACAAGGTTCGCACTCACCTTCTGTAACATCTTCCCATTGGTCAGTCTCTACATCTTCTAGAGTACCGTCAGCATTGTAGATACCAAGTTTGTATCCAGTCTCGGTATACCAGAAGCGCTCTGTCTGGCCACAGTCTAAACATTTAGGCATTTTGGGTCTCCTCTATACGTTTGCGGTCTATAGATAAATTATAGGTCATGGTGTATATATTTGTCAATGCCTGCATATATCCTTCTAATCTATCAGTCTCGTCCTGCTCGTGAGTCTCGTGTATAAGTTCTTCTGTTTCCAACATCTCAACTTTTAGGTATCCGTGGAGCACATCAATAAGCGGTATAGATGTGTCCTCTAATGGTTTAGTTAGATAGTCGGGGATGAAAGGATACTTCTCACTCACTGATTGCCCACTCTCCTTGTTCGCTTTGTTCCATTATATCTAGAGCCACTGACAAGATGTGCTGGGTTGCCTTAAGTTCCCCAAGATTAATAATGTCCTCTATCTCCATTTGGCGGTATTCATCTGTATCAAAATCACCCTCATATGTATTAAAGAAATTCTTAATCTCTTCTTTATCTTGTTCAAGACTAATTAGGTGTAACTTCATATATTCAATAAATCTACTTGATCTAGTCATTTAATGTTTCCATATCTTGTTCTTGATAGCATTTTTTACAAATCAGGGTAGACTCAAAGAAAGTTACATATACATTACAACATATACTCATTAGTCAAAATACCCTTCTGCCCATAAACCGTCAAGAAAGTCTAATGCTTTATTAATTGCGGCTACATCTTCACCACTTGCCTCAATACCACAAAGACCGCTAATGATATCTTGAAACTGTTCTTTAGTATAACCTAGCATTACTCACCTTCCTCAAATTCGTATCCAATAATATCAATGTGGTCAGGTTCTGTACCCTGAATTTCTTCAAGCATTAGGGTTTGGGCTTCAACCAAGGTATCAGCCTCAATCTCCCTATTCCAATAGTTATTTACTCTCTCATAGTAATCAATACTAAACTTAGGCATTATTCCCCCCAATATCTAATGATAGTATTCATAGTCATGCATAGGTGGCAGTCACAGTCTCCATTGTTCATATTTTCTATGAAATCAAAGTGTGAATAGTTGTCCTCATAGATAGCCTCTACGAGTTCTGAAATTGTGTAGGGTTTATATTGTGTGTTCATAATGCTATTGTAGCGGGAGCCACTGACATTTTGGACTGCCATAGGGAACAGTTATTATCTAGTCTGTCACCAAATACACGAATATAGTCAGCGATATCTGCCACGGTATCAGTCAAGCATTCCTTAACAGTATCTATAGATATAAACACACGTCCATTCCATAGGCCCATTTGACCAATGTTTGTAGGTACTTCTAAACATCCATAGGTGTCTTGCTCCCAGCCAACACCTTCTGAGCATACAAGAGCATACTTAGGATCTCCGTAAACGTTCTTTTCTTCTAGTTCAATGAATAGTAGGTTATCTACTGTGCATTTAGAGAAATCATTGCTATATTGCAATGCATAAATACCGTTTGCAATTTCTGCAAGTTTCTTGCCATCAACAATTTTTCCTTCATAGCCTTTTATTCTATCTCGCATGGTGTATCCTTTGGTTAGTAGGTATATATTAATTTTACACGGTTTCGGGAAAAATAGCAAGTCCTCTTAATAAGGTTTTTATGATTAATAGAATAATTAAAACCCCCGGCCCCGCCTTGCGATCCGTACGAGACTTGAACTCGTGACCTCTACCGTGACAGGGTAGCGCTCTAACCAACTGAGCTAACGGACCAAGTGGTGAGCAGTTTTGATTCATGCTCAGGAATTTTCTTTTGTTTGCTTATGCGATCTGCATAACGTCTTGTACAACTTTTAGCAAACGATTTTTTTCTGCGTTAATAGCAGGATCAAATCCGCTTGCACTTGCGAGAATAGACTCGTTATTAGAACCACGAGCAGAACGGTACCAATCAAGGCGCTCAGTTAGTGCATTGAAAGCACCCCAAGCATTGCCAGCGATCATACCATTAAATTCTCCAGTATAAATGTCGTTGATAACATCTACCTTGTTTTCCCACTTCTTGATTGAACCCTTAGCATCTTTTTCTGGCTTAGGATAAGCAGCGAGAATGATATCGTTAAATGACTTAGCGCTAACTTCTTTTTCAATCATAGCCTTAGCCATGATATCAAACTGATCCATGTAAGCATTAGCAAGACCAAGAGTCTCACGAGCAATTTGGACTTTGCCATTAGCGGTCTGAGTGTGGCGAATTTTGAAAGATTGTTTTACGCCGTTCTTCTTTTTGATACGTCCTAACGCAAGGTTAAGAGTATTAGCGCAGACAACACGAACTGGGGTTATGCTTGCTTGAATAGCAATAGATCCATCGTGCGATGTGTTGATAAGCAAATAAGTTTTAACCTTATCTGCAACACCGCTAGGGTCTAGGATTGTTTCACGCTCAAGAGCAAGAGCGCCAAATACTACACGCCCACCTTTAATTGAGCCAGCGGTTTCCCAACGACCCCCGCCGTCAAGAATGTTATCGCCAAATGAGAATAAATCTTCATTTTGCAATACATGATAGCGTTCACCAACTACACCAAGAACATCTGTCTGAGTGTTGTCGGTAGGATTAGTACGTACGACATATTGGTATTCTTTGTCGCTTGTTAAGTGTGCAGGGATTGGCATATCTTCAAGACGAACGTTCCAACTATTAAGGCTTGCAGCCTCTAGCATTTCTGCAGTTGTTTTTTCTTCTGTGAATACGGTACCCAATCCATGCCAAGCAGGTTCACGAAAAGACGCAAAAGACGTTTTCCCGTTTTGTATTTCTAGGTCATGTGCCATGAGTTTTTCCTTTTCTGTTTTGTTGTTAATCTAATCATACACCCATCTAGCCAAAAAAGTCAAATAGGCTACGTAAACATGGGGCAAATCGGACATTTTTTCAGGTGATCTTAAACACACATCTTAAACTTGACAAGCATGGTAGGATGTGCCCGGCCCCCAAAACCTGCGGGAATTAAAAGTGATCAGTTTCAGTTCATGATCAGGAACTCTCACTACCATGTATATGGAACCAATATCCATGTGTATGGTTCTTGTGAAACTTGTTGAGCAGTTTTGCGACTTACTCAGGTCGTTAGGGTTCAGGACTTTAAGTTGCCCCCCTAAGTTTAGTTAGAGATACTGTGCGATTTGTCGCATAGTTGAGGCATTTACTGTTTCCTCATCTGTCATCTTTAAGATGTTGAGGGCATTTTTGATTTCCTCTTTCATAGTGCGATATTCGTGGTTATGTAGAACCTCAAAATCACGCTCTGGCTCTGTTGGCAGTTCTTTTTCATTGGCTACTACAATATCATAGTCAATGTTTAATTTGTTATTGTATGCACGATATGAGGTACGGAAGTTTTCAGCCTTCTTGATATTTGCAATAGCAAAATCCTGAAGTGCCTTGTTGTACTTTTCTCTTGCCTTATCATACTTTGCTTCGTTGGCTTCTTGGCTTGACCAATCTTTTTCTAGTTTTTCTAGACGGGCTTCTAGTGCCTTGATTACCTTTGGTGTTGCTACTTTTACTGTAATTGCTCTTGACATATATTTCCTTTTCTTTGATGGTTTATTTATATTGTAGTGGTTGGGTCTGACATTTAAGTGAGCAGTTTTATATCATGCTCAGGATATTTTATTAGGCTATTATGCCTTCCAAGTTGTCCAGCGTGTGTTGCCATTTACATCTAACTTAACACGAACTGTGTTCTTGTCTGTTGGCTTGATTTCCAAGATTTGACCTGTGACCTTTGACTTCTGTGTTGTAAAGAGATCGCCGACCTTGTATGTTGCTGTTGCTACTGTCATTTTTTTTCCTTTTCTATTAGGTGTTGTTTTCTTTATATTTCTAGTATATCTGAGATTTCCCAGAAATACAATTCCATTTCCTAAAAATCTCACTATTTGAGACATTTTCCTTGTGATATAGGTCACTCATGCCCCAGCCCTGAGATTATGAACACGAGCAGGATTATAGTTAGTATAGTTAGTGATAGCATTATTCCCCCTACTTTTTGGTTGCACTAAATACTATATCAGACTTCTCATAAATACACAACTTGCAGGTAGCGCAGGCAGACCCATTGCTTGAGATAAGTGGGATAGCCTTTTTATTCTCAGGACACTTAGCCCCTACCTTACCTGTTAATTCTTTCATGTCTGCTTGCCCTATAGCAAAATTTTTGGCAAGGTATGCAAGGGATATCCCATGTTCATTCTTAAGGTTAATCCCAATAGACTTATTCTCGCTATCTGTAGAATAGTATAGTGAGAGATTAGGGATATCCTTTAGGATTACCGCTGCAGACTTGACTCTGGTATATACCCAGAATTGAATGGTAGGATTGTTTTTGATTACTTGCTTCCAAGCATGAGCATATTGATCGCTAAAAAAATCTCCGTCCCAGTGAATGCGGAATAGTAAAGGTGCTTCCTTCTTCTCGCAATCTTCAACAAACTCATCTATCATTTCAGACAATAGCATGAGCATGGTTAGACCGTCTGCATTGCGTAGTAATTCCCAGTTATGGAGTAAATTCTTTTTTACTGTTGGGAATATCTTTTCCAATTTGCCAGCGTAGCAAACAGTTTCGCAGATAGACGTAGCGCCAGGGCATGAATAGGCTTTTCCTGCAGGTAGTCCGAATGTGTTGGCGATACTTGCTTGTTTTCCATTAGGTGTGACGGCATTAGTTACTTTCCGATCTTTGCTTCTGAGTAATTTAGTCATGGTGGTTTACTCGCTTTCTTTCTTTAATTGTAGCAGCAGGGACTGACTTTTCTTTCTGTTGTATTTCTTTTTGCTAGGCACCGATGAGGCAGCATTACTTCGGCGCAGCTCTAAGAGTCGCCTTAATTCCTCTGGTGTTTTTTTCATATAATAATCTTAGCAAACTTTGGGCAAAAATACAACTCATCTTAATTAGTACAATTCGGACAATTTGCCCGGCCTTGCTAATCAGTATTAAACATTTTTAACAACTCATCAATTTGTTCATTAGTTAAATGATCAAGTTGAATTGCTTTTTCAAAACCAAATAAATCTTTTTCCATTTTACAAATCTCCCATCTCAGCATCAGCCATGCGTGACCACATATAAAATTCAACGGGATCATGATTAGAATAAAAAACGGGATCAGCAGATGAATATCCTTTAGCACAAATAGTGCAGATAGAATAGTTAGTGCAGTAGCAGGAGTTAATATCGTTCATTAGACGACCTTTCGTTTTGGATTATTCTAATCCTAGCAGACTCAACTGACAAATGCAAGATTTGGGGGGGTTTTAATAGGGTACGTAATTGTGATCTTAGTCACACAGCCCGGCCCCGCTCCAGCTATTCTGTTTCTATATAAACATATAGATCAACATATGTATCGTGACTTATTGTTGCTACGTCCCGCTCACCATATGCATCGGCATATTCAATAAAATAGTTATCGCCTGTCGCATCAGAGTCAATAGATATTACCTGAATGATATCTCCATCATATCCAATTAAATCATCAACCATTAAAGAACCAGGTGTTAACTTATCTGCCCAAACTAGATCCATGCTGTTTATTGTAGCAGTCATTTTATAGCCTCCACAATTACATCATCATAGCCCATTTCAATCCATTCCTGCGCCCAGTACTCTGCATCTCGTCTAGTTAGATAGTTAGAATTAATTTCACTACCGCCAACCCAAAGTGTATACATTAGTACTCTTCCTCTGGAAGCCAGAAAGATAGGTGGTGTTGTTCTACAATAGCCCAAGCAGGTGCAGTAGTTTTATTTTTATACAATATCTGAAAGTCGCCAACCATAGGCATAGCAATTTCACGATCATAGTCCTCTTCATAGTAAGCGTCAATCGCTTCTATGCAAGGCGTTACCATTTCTGCGGGGACAGGTGGATAGTGATTACCCTTAAGGTGATAAAGTATCTGAGTCTCTAAGTCTAATACTGTTTCCTGTATTCCTAACGCTGTTACTGATCCCATTACATTTTCCCTTCAATAAAGTCTAGTATTTCATTATAGGTGGTAATTTCTTCTTCTTCATCTGCTACTGAGCGCATGTCTATGATTACATCTATTAGATTATTTAGGTAGTGGTAGTTCATTGTCCCCGTCCAATCCCATTAGTTCCATTTCTTCAGCGTAGTCTAACGCTTCCGATACTTCGGTATTTATGAATAGCATTTAGTATTCCCCTTCTTCTATGTCTGGAGTCAAGTCTAGTGCAATAACGCACTCTTGGCAAACTGGTCGTTCAAAGCGATAGTCAAACTTATCTTCATCTAAGTTTTCTAGGCAGTTCTCACAATAAGTTAATGTATCCATTACTTAACTTCCCAATCTTCTATTACTCCGTCAATAGCGTCCTGTATGTCTGTATTAAACACATCTAACTCATCTGCGTTTAGTTCTCTAATAAAATCATTAGTGGGGTTAGAATACCAAGTGATAGGGTTTTTCATTTAACAGCCACCTCTCCGTTACGATAGAAAGTCTTAGTGTACATCTTACCAATAGGGTCAGACAAGTTATAGGTAGCGTATTCTTTAGCATCTCCATAGTCCTTGCACAATTCCCAAACTCTTACGGCTTCTAGCATATCGCTAAAACGGTAAGTATCGTGTAGTTTTCCGTCATAGGAAATAGTTAGTGAGTAAAAGTATTCCATTAGTCGTTCCAATCTAAGGTAAGGTTTAGTTCTGAGTCTAACACATCTGCAAAGTCATGGTCAAGTTGGCAAGACCAGCAACGCAATTCATTTACATCTACTTCATTTTCGTTACAATCTAAGCAAGTATAAATATCCATTAGTAGTTTTCCCCCATATTCTTTTCTGCTTCCCACTCTTGACGGTGTTCTGCACACATAGTCGCAGGGCGAGATGATATTAAGTCTATCCCATATTCCTGAGCATAGCAAATATTGCAAGCCAGCCCTTGATCTGCAAGTACTTCCATTAAATTACCCATTTAGGCATTTCCTTTCTGATTAACTAAGTTAATCCTATCGTACTCCACCGACATTTTTGGGATCTTGGGGGGGGTTTTGCGGTGTGATCTTAACCACACTTAATAGCCTGTGGATAACCTGTGGACGACACGCCCGGCTCAGCTTTTAGTTGAAACTTCAAGCAGTTTTAAAACTTGCTTAGGTTTTTTTATTTAGTAAGTGCTTATCATGCAAGCCTCAAAAAATTTATCTGCTTTGAAGTTTACATTATCCTCTGCAAAAAAAGCAGAGAAGTCATCAACTAAATCGTGATAAGTAAATTCATCACCGATTAAATCTTTATAAGATGAAAGAATTTCTGCAACTGCTACATAGTCTTTGCGAGTCATCATTTATTCTGCCACCTTTAGAATTGCATAAGAACCGTTTTCGTTAATTACATCTATTGCAGGCTGAATCATCGGCGCAAGCATTTCTTTTAGCATTGATTCAAGCATATCAATTTGATCAATTTCTGAAAGTGTAAAGAAGCGTTGCGCTACTGGGTGAGTCTCGTCAAACTCAGTTACGAATTTGAGCGTGTGTTCTACTTTTTTCATTATAGTGTTACCTTTCCACGAAGTGTGCCTGAAACTCCCAATGAGTCACAGGAAATTTTTACTGATACGCCAACTGGCAGAGTGTTAGGGTAAGTTGAAATAAATTGTGCAACTGCACCCTTTGACGGTAGTGAGATTACTTTAACAGTTCCGTTAAAGGTTTCTAGGTTTAATTTATACATAAGTTAGTTTCCTACTTTCTTTTAGTTGTTTACTTTTACTGCTACGGTAGCATAAAAATCTGCTTTAGGTAAATCACCTTTTACAAAATCAGGGCGCACTTTGATAGTGTAAGCCTCATAGTTTTCACCGTACCAAATCTCAGGGCGAGACTCTGCCCATACGATATTGCCCTCAGTATTACGAGAATCAGAGCGATAGCGTTTTCCGTCAAGCAGATCAACGATAGAGTATTTTTTAGTTGCCATTAGTAGCACTTCCTTTTCTTTTCTTTATATAACTATTTTACCAAACATACCTGATAAATACAAATCCAAATTCGGACATATCAGACAATTTAAATGTGAATTGCGTCACATCTTTTTGCTATTTATTTAATTGTATAGTAGCAATACTAGCAAACATAAACCAAAAAGTCAACACGACACGCCGTAAATCAGGGGAATTTTTTATGTGATCTTAACCACACGACACGCCCGACAGCGCCGGGCCGCCTTTCACTCTTTTGAAAATAAATAAATAGAAAATAAAAAACTAATTAGTGAAAAAAATAAAAGTGCATTACCACTTACAAAAAAAGTTTGATAAAAGTTATTCATTCTCATCCTCCATTTTCATTAGACCATCTTCATAGTCCAGCAACCCTTGCTGATACATTACGGGATCGCAATTAAAAAGAATTTCTGAAGCGGTAAAAGTAGAGTAACCAATTTTAACGCTAGGGTAACACTCATCAAGTAGAGCGTCATAGCCTTCCTTCATTTCTATTTCTTTTTCTAATTCTGTTTTCATTAGTTAGTTTCCTTTTCCTGAAAAATTTTATAGATTTCATTTTGTTTTTTATCTGAGAGATTAGCCCAGATGTAGCCTAGCAAATAGTGTGAGCCAGTAATTTCGTTATTACCTTTTACATTATTTGATAGTGCAACTAGTTTTGATAGATCAGCCATTATTTAAACTCCTTTTTTAGTTTTTTTGCAACGATAGCATCTGGAGCGCAATACAATTTGCATTGGCAATTCTTTACTCCATTACGATTATTTAACATTAAGTGGCGATTATATTGCTGAATATAACCTAAGTTATGAGTAAGCATATTAGTCATTTATTTAACCTCTACTTCTAGGATAGTCCAACCGCTAGTAACGGCTGAGTCTAGCATATCATTTATTGCTAACTCACTTTTCATTGGAACTTTAGTAGTGATAGTCTCTACATTTCCGTAGCGACCAATTCTAGTCATTTTATATTTTAGTGAAAACATTTTGTTTTCCTTTCTTTGTTGATAACCTTTATCAACTTTCCTTATACTAGAAAGTATAACAGGGGGGTACGACATCTTGAGGGGTATAAAACGGTCAATTCGGACATTTGGTACTGTGATCTAGCCCACATTTTTTAGAATAGGGGAATTAAGGCTCTGAGCAGGGCTTTTGTAGAGGGGGGTAAATGTGATACGTATCATGTGGATAACCTGTGGATAAACCCGGAAAAAGTTAGTTGAAAGATCAACTACTTTTTTATTTTATCTATATATTTTGCATCACTTGCACAATACAACTTGCATTGGCAATTAGTTAAACCGATACGGTTATTCCATAAGATATGGCGGTTATACTGTTGTATATAGCCTAAGTTATCAGTGAGTATGTTAGTCATTTATTATCCTTTCTATTACTTACACATTACGCAGATATCGCCTGCGATTAAACCTTGTTTGCAGATATCGCAAGGCTTGTAGCCCATTAACTCTGCAAAGACTTTGCTTATTTCTTGTTCAAATATTCTGTTTGTCATTTTATTAACCTTTCTAGTTTAAGGACTTTCCTTAACTTTCTAATACTGTAAGGATACATGACCAAGCCCCAAAAGTCAAGCCCAAACACGGCGTGTCTAGTGTGATTTACCCCACATGGCCCGGGTGCTCTCAGGAAACTCTCAGGATAGATGTGGCAAGGATCACAAAAATAAATTCCGACACGCCCGAGAATAGGGGTCAAAATGTCAGTGGGGGGTGTTATACTTTCCATATAGAAAGTTAGAGAAGGTCTCTAAATAAGAAAGGGTCAAAAAATGACTAACAGAATATACGAACAAGAAGTCTCTCCAGTATTTGCAGAGCATATGGGATATGTCTCATGTGAGAAGTGTGGGGGATACCCTATCGCTTCTAGCCCATGCGTTATGTGTAAGTGATCTAAATCACACACAGCCTACGGCGTGTCGCCTTGTATTTTAGCGGGGGATCTGCTAAGATTACATCTATAAAATTAAATAAGAATTAAAACTACTAAAGAAAGGTGGTCTAAAATGACTACACTAAATAAAACACAATATCAACTAACTTGGGCAGGAGAAATGCCTAAGTATAACTACACTTCAGGATCTTTCCTAGGTGGTCTATTCAATTCCGAAAAGGCTGCTAACGATTACCTTGACGAAATGGTTTCTAAAGGTTGGATAGTGCTAGAGGCTAGCATTAAGGAGATTAACTAAGATGATACACCATGAACTTTTTCTATGCGATAACTGCGATACTCTCGCCATGATAACCTATACAGGTACAACAATTACAGTTAACCAATGTCTATGCGTTTCTAAGGAGAATAACTAAATGACGATACACTACTCAATCTGGCAAGGCTCATCGCTAATAGGTGTTCGCACCGCTACTAGTGTTAAAGAAATACTAGACACTATGAAAGAACTAAAGCAACTTGGTATGTTCACACACAACATCTTTAAAATTGAGGGGTAACAAATGAAAGTAACACTAACATCTATGCAAGGTAACACAAAAGACATTAACCTCATGAGCAAGAAAGAGGTTTATGATTTCATTAAGTTGTATAAATTAACATTACTAAAAAACCAGAGAGTTAAGATTACTTGTGATCTGCTTGGCATTGACGGATACTTGCAGGGTGTCTCCTAGAAATAGGAGATCCCCCTAGATACGTGCACACTATTTTTTATGGTTATTTTATTTTAAATCACGTATCATACATCTGATAAAAATATTCAGATTTTGTGAAAAGTGAATTTTTATAATTTTTCAGATTTGTGCTATACTGAATTAAAGGGGTATCATGATAAATCAAGGTAAAAATGTTCCAGATAACACAATAGCTGTATTCTGTGAAAACCAAAACATTGATAAAGACAGACTATCCAACATAGTCTTAAAACCTAAAAAACAAAGAGCATGGTTTACCCCACACTTCTATAACTGCCTTCCACTAACAATTGGCAACCAATATGGTTTTATAATAAAAAGCGAATTTACATTTTCTGCAATTTGGAACGGTGGAGACAATCCTGAAGATACTGTATTTAAATTTGATCAAGATGTCTCTGATTTCTATCCAAGAGTAGATAGTCATTTTGGCAAGGGAATAATAACAATAAACCCACCATACATATTCAGAACTCCTCCTGGGGTTAACCTTATGACCATAAATCCACCTAATGTAGTTTTACCTAATATAACAGTAATGACAGGTGTTGTAGAGTCTGATCACCTAAGACGTAATTTTACCTTTAACCTAAAGATACAGCAACCAAATATAGAAATAGTTTTTCCAGCAGGCATACCAATTGCAGCCTTTATACCTATTCCTAAGAACTTTGGGGATGGTTTTAATATGGTTTGGGCAGATGAAATTTTTGATGAAGAAACGGTACTTGAAGAATTACAAGCAAGTATAGATCATGATATTTATAGAGAACACATAGAGCCAACCCTACCAAATAACATAGGAAGACTTTACTTTAAAGGTTTAGACGTATATGGAAACAAACTTCCAGATCATCAAAAACCATAAACTACATATTAAGATATTCTTCTTCGTATACGTTTTTATTAATTTCGTGTAAAACCTTTTCACGTAATCCAACAGACTTAAATCGTTCATATCTAGATTTTAAGGTTTTGCTAAGTTTAAAGATATCCGAAGTGGCCATACTTGCATGAGAGTATTTTGTCAATAGCTCTGTTTGTCTATATCTTTTTACTATGATTGGTCTATCTGTCTTAAACTCAGCATAGAATAGTGGCTCACCTTCAACAAAGTTTATCTTTCCTTTATCTGACCATGCTTGAATCTCAAAACTATACGGTCTATACCAAGATCCTATGTTAAAATTTCCAGGAATAGTGGAACAAGACTCCATATATTTTACTTTATGAAAAAATGGGGAAGTAAAAGAAACTTCTAAACTCTCATCAGCAAAGAAACTATATCCTAATCCAAGCTTAAAGTTTGGTCCAATAGTAAGCATACGATCTCTGGCGTTATACATCATAATTCCATCACTGTCTTTTAATATTAACTCTTTATTATCACCAGAATAGTCATAAGAATATTCAAAACTCATAGGGCAATTAAACACTAAGGTTTTTCTAAATTTTGATAAAGAGGCAGGGCATTGAAAGAGATGATTCTTACTTTCTTTATCTTTATATTGAAAATAATCGCTAAACAAAGTAGTTGGTTTTGGGTATAAAAAAGACCAGTCTGGAGCAGAGTGATCATCTATATAAGGAGACCAATATACTGTTATAGGATTTTTATTCATGTTTCACCATTTCTGTATCGGACATCTAGCATGTTCTAATTCGGTTTTAAGCTTCATAAAGCAACTACATTTCTTACAGCGTTTTGTTTTAGAAAAGAACTCACAACCTTGACATATTTTCAAACGGTATTGAGCCAATTCCTCACTGGCTCTGGGCGAAGAAGGATTAAGCCAATCACCAATAGTTACATCCTTCATACAATCAACTTCTCTGGATCGCCAATAATAGCGGTATCCACAGTAGTCCAGAGTTGATATGACATTGACGGACTTATCTTTGCATGAAAACCAGGTTTGTCAATCACGTATTTAAATCCACCCTTCTTAGACTCTTTTACACCCCATGTTCCATTATAGTCCAATTTGGAGGCTTCAAAGACAAATAAGTAGTAGGTCTTAGGATCAACCTTTTCTGGGATGCTAGACCAGTCTTCTGAGGCTTTTGCAAGGCATATGTAGAAATCTGCATGAGTATCTCCTATTGCTTCTACCATAGCTTCTATTGTGTCGTGCTTGCCTAATCTACTCCCCGAAAATTTTAGGGTTTTCTTTTTTGGATCATAAATACCCGATTTAATTGAGAATGAGTATCCTTCTTCCAGCGACAAGTCTTTTGATACCGTATGTGAGCGATTTGGCTTCCAGTCATTGGGATAACCATTTTCCTGCAAGGCTTCGGCTATAAGTTCTTCCAAAAATTCAGAAATCGCAGGTAGACGGTATATCATATGATGAAGCCGTAGCTTGCTCAAAAGAAAAAGCCTGAGCGTGTCTTTGATCTTTTCTACCATACATCAATTCTAGCGCATCAGGCTAAATCTGTCAAACTATAACGTTTTGTTATTCAGATATTGCTGCTTCAACTACAGGTTCTTCTTTAGGAATTTCAACATATAAACCAACAAAGAATACTGCAAGGGTTTGTGCTTCCTTTTCAATTCTTCGTCTATTTAATGTTACAGTTGCTTCAACTTCATCAGCAGGTAACTTTTGTGCCATTGCATTTTCTGCAATATTTTTTAGCATCTGTACTTTAATTTTTTCCAGAATTGTATCTGTATCTACTTCAAATTTCATATTTCCACCTTTGATTGTTTTCCCATTTGGGTATACTTCATTATACACCAATACCCCGACATAGGGCTTCGTAAGAAGCATGGTTTGTCGTTATGTGGTTTGATAGCCTCTATTTCGGCGGACTTTTAGGCGGCGACTTATATCGGGCGAACTTTAATTATTTAAGTAGAATGATGATATAATCTAAGCATGACTCAACATTCCCTTACCACGCTTAGCAGTTCTTCTGCTACCCGCTTGACTCCAATCGGACTTCACAGCGGATTAGATATTACTATTCAAAATACTGATGGATCTGCTTATGTTTATATTGGTGGAGAAGGAGTTACTACCACTAATTATGGATACCGACTTGCCCCAGGTGCTGCTTGGTCAATTGAGCTTTCAGGGCATGATGCACTTTATGCTATTACAGACACTAATGGATCAAAAGTAGCAGTTCTCAAGACAAGCCTAGAGTCAGGAAACTAATAATGGCACGGTTTACTACCGCAGGTGGAGAAGGTTCTGGAGCACCTGGACCACAGGGACCAGCAGGATCTAATGGTGCAAACGGAGCGGATGCTCTTTGGAATTATACTGGAGAATACAACGGTGGTTCATCATATGCCGTTGGAGATCTTGCAACATACGATGGACAACTTTGGTACCGTGCTAATGCAAACGGTGGAAATGTTGGAGATACACCATCACAAGGATTTATTTGGAATTTGATTGCAGCAAAAGGTGCAGATGGTGCACAGGGAGATCCTGGAACACAAGGTTCTCCAGGACTTGTTTATTTAGGTGATTTTATTGCAGGTAATGGATATGTTTCAAACCTTGCTGTTGTAAAAGGAAGCGATAACAATCTTTACATTGCAACATCAAGTGGTGGATTAGGAGATCCAGTTGGAAATAGTGCAGAGTGGAGCATATTCCTTCCAAAGGGTGTTGATGGAGAAGATGCAGTTCTTCCACAGGATTTAGGAACAACAGACAGCCCAACATTTAGCAAGATTACACTTACAAGTAACGGGGCAATAGATAACATCACAATTGGTGATGATGTACTTATTGGTGATGGAAATATTGCAAACCACTTAGTAATTGTTGGAAATCAAGATTCAACACAAGGTGGAATTGTTCTTGGTGACAATAAAACTGAACAAGTTTCATCAGATGGATCAAATCTTTCTTTAGATGCAAACAATGACATTATTCTTAATCCAGGAAGCACATATGCCTATATTGGTACACCAACTATCGGTGGAGAAACAAGAATTGCTACTTGGGACTATGTGACAACATCTGTTGGAACTGGTAGCAATGGAGAAGTCACAAGATGGACTCCAAACTTTACAGCAACTGGTTTAACATTTACTGGATCAGGTGCTACACATCCAACATATAATTCACATTATGTTAAGAATGGTCGTATGGTAAGTTTCTGGATTGCAATTGATCTTGCTACCGTTACAAATTTTGGTACTGGACAATATAAAACAGAACTTCCATTTTCTCCACTAACTGGAACAATGAATCACTTCCAAGCATGGGCAAATGTTGATCCAGCAATTAATCCAGATATCGCAGGACACGTTGTTTTGCAAGCAGATCATTTAGCAGATACAGATGTTCTTGATTTACATTACTTAAAGCAAGCAGGTGGAGCAAATTCTCCATTAATGGAAGCACTTTTTGTTCAGGGTACTCCAGCAACTTTAACTACATCAAGCAAGATTTATATCAACGGTACTTACATAACTGCTGAGTAGTCTCAAATAATGGTATAATAAATCTTATGACTCCACAAGACTGGGCTGCATTTATTCTTACAGTACTCACCATAGGTGGAGTTCTAGTAGGCGTTATTAAATTTCTTATTAAACACTACCTTAGCGAACTTAAGCCAAATTCTGGATCATCGCTAAAAGACTCTGTTAATCGCTTAGAAGAAAAAACTGACAAGATGTTTGATCTTTTGATTGAACATATCAAAGATCATAATAAATAACTACTATATATAATATATAAGATATCTTAAAAACCTTATTAGTTAGTTATTCTTTTCTTTATATATTTTAAGTATACACTATCAATACCCTGGCCTATTAGGATAAATCGGACATTTAGGAATATTACTACTATAACAATTTTGTAACAATTAAATATATAACAAAAGTTTATATACTCTGGGTATTTTTAATAATATAATGTATAATCATACTGATTGGCCTCTAGGTTGCTCTCTACCCACCCCACTGCCCCTAGAGGTCAATCCCATTTATTATGGTATAATCAATCATATGTGCTCACCTACAATAGAAAAATTTGGGGCCACCCCAGCAAATATACAATGGACTGTTGTTCGTGGTGATTCTGCTTCATTCACCGTATCTCTTCTTGAAAATGATGAAGTTACAGAGTTTGATACAGAAGGATGGACATACTCTGCAACAGCCTATGATCCAACCTCAGACGTTTTAGATGACCTTCCAGTAACAATAGATGGAAGTGTTATTACTGTTACAGCTCCCGCAGAAGTTACAGCAAACTGGGGAACAAAATACAAGTCAGTAGTTGCAGAACTTTCATTTGACTTACAAGCAAAAGTTCCAGATGGTGGTTCAACAATAACCTGGACTCCAGTAATCGGAACCATATGTGTTCTTGGAGACATTACTCCAGTAGGTAGTTTATGATAATTAAAATTAAAGACACTAACCCTAAACTGCCTCCAATTATTAAAATAAATGGTACAGTATTTAAAGTAAAGAAGTAGCAATCTAATGGCTGTGTCTAAAAACATGGATTCGCCAATCAAAAAATCTAATTATGCTTCTAAAGTAGAACAATCACAAGAATCAACTTTATCTTTTCTTCCAGTTCCTGGGCCACAAGGTGAAAAAGGACCTAAAGGAGAAACTGGACCACAAGGATTGCAAGGTATCCAAGGTGAAAAAGGTGACAAAGGAGATCCTGGCAAAAATGGAAAAAATGGTTTAGATGGAAAAAGTATTTTATCTCCTTCAGAACAGATGATTGGTTGGGGGTATTATGAAAATGATAATTTTAAAGAACAAAGAACTGGAATAGATAAAGGCGAAGACGGATGGGTAAATCTTGTGCTAAGGGGTATTTCTAATAATTCCAATGAAAAATATTTACCAAAAGGAAATGTATCTTTATGGAATAAAACAACCCAAAAATTAAATCTTAAAACTCTTAACACTGGTTCTATTGTAACAATTTGTTATAATATATCTTTAACAACTTATATGACAAATACTGAGGTTTGGTTTAAAACATTTTTAAATGATGACAATATTTCTCCGATATCTTATGTTGGTAATTTAAAATACCAGTATGATTATGATTTTTCTGTTCAGCAAACTATTTTTGTCGGGGATGAAAAAATACAATATTTTGGAGCAATACCCCAAATAAGAACAGATAATCCTTGTGAGGCAATACTTAAATCCCTATATGTTTATGTATCTTAATATATGCTATAATACATTAATAGGGCTAACCACCCTTAATATTACCAAACAAGGAGTAATTTATGGCAAATTATGCGGTAATTGATAACGGAACAGTTATTAATGCAATTGTGGCAGACTCAAAAGAGATCGCCGAAGAAATTACAGGCAAGACCTGTCTTGAATATACAGAAAAAAATCCAATGGGTATTAATTGGTTTTGGCACAATGAAGCAAATGCTTATATCCCACCAGCTAACTACCCGTCATGGATATATAATGTAACAGTAAAAGCTTGGGAAGCTCCAGTACCTATGCCAACAGAAGAAGGCAAGGGTTTTGAATGGAATGAAGAAACCGAATCTTGGGACTCATTTAATCTACCTCTAGAAGAGTAATTAAATGGCAACCACAATATTTCCAGAAGTAACTACTAGTTCACAAAGTACTGTAGCAAATTCAATTACAGCAGCAGCTGCAAATACAATATACGTTGGAACAGTTTCTTTATCTGCGGGTATATACACAATAACCTGTATTAGTTCAACAATTGCAGTATTATCATTTTTTGACTCAAGTGATAATTATATTGGCCAAACTAAAACATCATCTGGAACTGTAACATATAATCTTGCTACTGCTGCATCAAAAATTAGATATTCTATAGATACTGGAACAAATATTATTATTTCAGTTCAGCTAACAGGAAACTCTGTTGTTTCAAATAGCACAAGCGGAACACTTGACACAATTACTTCATCGCAAACATATAATCAAACAGGAAGGTTTTATGTTGTTGCTATCGGCGGAGGTGGAGGAGGAGCTTCTGGGCGAGGTCCATCAGGAGCTAACTATGGTGGTGGCGGTGGATTTGCGGGAACAATAACTGAAAAATGGACAAATACAAATACAGCAACATCCATAACAATTGGTGCAGCAGGAAATGGTGGAGGACCAAGTTTAACAAATAACTCTGGTGGTTTTGTTGGTAATGCTGGAGGACAAACATCTTTTGGGAATGCAGTAGTTGCTTCTGGTGGTGCTGGAGGTTTAATTGCACAAACTACACCATCAAATCCTGGAGCAGATGGAAATGCTGTAAGTTTATATTCTAATATTGTAATTAATCAGGGAAGTACTGGAAATGGCGGGGCTGGACACGCAGGAAACTTTGCTGGAGCAGGAGGCGGAAGTGGAACTCCTGGAAAAGGCGGAGGTGGTGGTAGCCCTAATACTCATAATGGCTCTGCTGCTACAGGATACGGTTCTGGCGGTGGTGGCGGTGGTGGAAATGTTAATGGTATTTCTGTAACTGGCGGTGCAGGATCTGCTGGAATAGTTTATGTATTAAGAGGAGCATCATAAAATGGCCACAACAGTTTTTCCAGTAGCGGGATCATCATCAATTCCACAACTTAGACATACAGTAACTAATAGCCAAACCATAACAACAAATAATAGTGGTGGTTTTACTGGGTATGCAGTTGTTATTGGCGCAGGTGGCGGCGGTGCAGGTGGAGGTGGAAATACAGGTGGCGGCGGCGGAGGCGGCGGTCAAGGGTATATGTATCCTATAGCAAGTCTTGATGCAAATATTGTTGTAGTTATTGGAGCAGGTGGCGCTGCTGGAACTTATAATGGAAGTAATGGAAATGCGGGCAGTGCAGGAGGATTTTCAAGTGCTGCAGGAATGATTTCAAACGGTGGTAATGGTGGTAATGGAGGTGGCAATACTGCAGGTAATACAACAGGTGGAAATGGTGGATCTGGCGGTTCAGGAGGAGGCTCTGGAGGTGGTAGCAATAATAGTGGCTATGCAGGTGGAAATTCTGGACGTGATGGATATCCTATAGCAGGTGGTGGTGGTAGCGGAACAGTAGGAGCACATCTTTCAGGTGGCGGCGGTGGTGGTGGAAGAGGATACTCTGGCGCTGGTGGTGGTACTGCAGGAGCAGCAAATACTTTTGGTGGAGCAGGTGGTAATGGTGGTGGAGTAGGCGCAGCAGGAACTTTAGGTGGCGGTGGCGGTGGCGGCGAACGTGCTGCCGCTGGCGGCGCTGGCGCATCAGGAATTGTTTATATTTATTATTAAAAAATGAAATTATTTGCAATTATAAAAGATGACATTGTAACGGATGGTTGGTTTGCAGAATCTTATGAAGAAGCTGTAAGTGATAATCCAGAATCAACGGTAGTTGAAGTTACACTAGAAAGTGGAACTTGGACTATTGGGGATAAGTATAATAAAAAAATTAGTGTATAATAGCACTATAAGTGATCCACGATAAAAGCGGGGACACGACTAATAGAAAAGGTAGAAATAAATGGCTACAACAACTAAGGCGCTTGCTCGTGCAGCAGCAGCAACAACCTCAACAACACTTTATACAGTTCCAGCTTCAACAACTGCGGTAGTTACAAATATCGTAGTTACAAATACAGCAGCCTCATCAGCAACATTTACAATTAAGCTTGATGGAGTAGACCTAGTTTCAGGTTCAACTCTTGCTGCTAACTCATCAGCATTTTTTGACCTAAAACAGGTACTTGCTACAACTAAAATTATTGCGGGATTCGCATCAGCTACAACTGTAAACTTTCATATTTCAGGCGTAGAAATAGCATAATAGTAAGATAAAGGAGTAAATAATGGCTCTAAATGTGTTTCCAGTAGCAAGCTCATCTTCATCATCAAGCACAATTGCTAAAACTGTTATTGCCGCAAGCGCAAATACAATATATGGCGCTAGTGCATCTCTTGCTGCTGGAACTTATACAGTTACATGTGTAAGTTCTACTAATACAGAAATTACATTTTGGTCAGGTTCCTCAAAAATAACTACAGCAACTACCGTTTCAGGATCAGTATCAGTTAATCTTGCAAGCGCTGCAACTAGAGTTACTTATTGGACAAATACAGGTTCTTCTATTGTTATCAATATTCAGTTAACTGGAGAGCCATTGACTTATGCTGCAAGTGGAACACTTGATACAATTACAACATCAAGATCTCCGTATACAAGAACAGGTACTGCATATGTTGTGGTAGTTGGAGGTGGAGGTGGAGGTGGTCCATCTTGGGCTAACGCAAGAGGACCTGGCGGTGGTGGTTCAGGTGGAGTGGCATCTGGTGTAGTTTATCTTAATGGCACAGACAATATTGTTATTGGCGCAGGTGGTAATGGTGGAATTTTTAATGCTAGCAACACTCAGGGAGCTACCCAAGGAAATTCTGGTGGAACTTCTTCAATAGGAAATATTTCTGCTACTGGCGGAGGTGCTGGAGGAGGTTCTTGGAATACTTCAGCAGGTGGTGGTGGTGGAGGTGGAACACCTGGTGGTGGAGCAGGAGGAAATGGTTCAGCAAATACAGGTGGTGCATATAGCGCAGGTGGAAATGCTGGCACAGCAAGTAGTGCTCCAACATATACATTTGTTAAAAGTGGAACTACTGGCGGTGGCGGCGGTGGCGGAACTGGTGCAGGTGGAGGTTCAGGTATAGGAACTGGCGGTTCTGGCTCTGGAGGAGGAACAGGTTATGGATCTGGTGGAGGTGCTCACGGATGGGATACCTATAGTGGTGCAGGAGCACAAGGCGTAGTTTATGTTTTATATGATGTTTGATTAATAAAAAAAATACCCCCAAGGCATATAGCCAAGGGGGATTTTTTATTTGTATTTAAATGTTATGTGGGAACTTCTTCATCCACATCTTGGTTTTGGCTGTTATGCCGTGCCAAGCAGACCAGTTCTTACCACCGTTGCTCATATGGTATGCAATTTTTGCATTAATGACTGGATTCAATAGATCAGAATTTGTTCTAAGGTTAAACTTATCACGACGTTCTGGACCTAGATCACTAATCATATTAATCTGAAATAACCCATAAGAGTTATCTCCTGTTTTTTTGTTTCCATTAAATCTAATTGGTTGTCCATTAGATTCTTTTTTTGCTACTGCCCAGGCCTCTTGCAAGTCCCGTCCTTTAAACCCTACTGCCTTTAGAACTAACACCAAATCCTTGTCTGAAAGAGTTGCTGCATTTTCATACTTTTTTAGTATTTTTGCCTTAGAAACCAAAAAAACCGCTTTAGGGGCGGTAGATTCTTTTAAGACAGACTTACTTAGTAAATTATTCTTGGTAGATGCATTTGCATTATTTGCAAAAATAGCAGATGTAACCACCAACAACATTACCCCAAACCACACTTTTGTTTCTCTCATAGTTTTTACCTCCTAAGAAACGAATGAGACCTTTTTGGTCTCATAATCTAGTATAACACAATCTACTACCCAGTACAACTTTAATGTCCGAATTGTCCGTTATAATTATAACTTTTTTATAACAAAATATATTATTACTTATTATGATATAATAAAAGAACTATGGCTACATATAGAGGGCAAGAAATCAAAGATGCTTATGATGTTGGTTTAAGACCACCAATCGTTAGTTGGACTGTTGTTAGAGGCGATACCGCTGCATTTAGAGTTTATACAACAGATGATAATAAAGATCCATTAACTATTGCTGACTGGAATATTCTTTGTGAATTCCGCCGTCCAGATAAAGCAGGAGATTTTACACAAGATTCAGCAGGAACTATTTTTACTATTGTTCCTGCTCCAACAGTAAATGACGGTGTAGGAGAATTTACAGTTTCTTTAACTGCTGCACAAACAGTTCAACTTCAAACAGGAGATGTTTTTGATGTTGAATTAAGTGATGCAGATAGAGTCTGGACAGTTTGCCAGGGTAAAATGATAATTATTGAGGATGTAACTGACTAATGGCAACTGCTGTAATTATTGATGATTACAGAAATAGAACTACAATACCAACTGCCGTAAATCATCCAATAACACAAATAAAATATTCTGCACCTTTAACGGTAATTAACTCAATACTTCCGTTTAGAGTCAGATTTACTACTATTGGGATTGAAGGATATTCTCCTAATAATCCCCCAGGAATTGGTATCCAGGTTATTGGATATTCTAACTGGATTATCTAATAATCTGATATAATTCATTTATAAACCCGAAAAGGAGCAAATCAAATGGGCGTAAATATATCTGGAAAAGGTGTCCTATCGGGACTTGCATCTCTGGTAGCAGGAGCATTTAATTTATTAGCAACAAAGATAATTGGATATACAAAAGTTGGTGGTGGTGGAAGTTCTTATTATACAACACGGGTAGAGTCAACCGTAGATGCTGTAGTTGGCTCAGCAGATTATGCTTTATGGAGATCTTTAGATAAAGGGAAAAACTGGGAAGTTCTTCCAAGCAATACATATTTTAGCAGATTTGCGTATTTTAAGGGTAAATATTATGCAATACAGCCTTATAATTCACCTGGATTTGCATTTACTAGTAACCTTTCTGGAATAAGTTCTGATTGGTCAAGTGTAATTCTTCCAAATGATGAAGGATATTTATCTACATCAGTTGATCTAGATAACATGTTTACCTATTTTGATCAAGGATTAGAAACATTGGCAATTCATAAATCTAAGAATTTAGGAAACAACGTTTATGAGACTAAGTTATGGACAACTACAAACGGATCTTCTTGGACTGAAGAAATAATTCCAACAGCGTCAAGTGTAGCTGTTATAGCAAAAAATGATCGTATATTTTACATAGATTCATTTTCTAAAACTATTCATAGTAAGTATAATGGCACATGGTATTCTGAAACATATTCTCCAAACTTCGGCCCATATGATATTAGTCCAGATAATGTATTTGGATCTAACCTTTATCTTTTGGCAGAATCTGGTGGACAATATTCAATTGTAAAATATGGTCCAAATTGTGAACTAGTTGGTACAGACTCTATTCAACTTGTAAGTGAGTATGGACAGCAAGGAAATATAGCAACATTCTTAATAGATCCTATTTCTGGTCAATTAGTTATTATAAGTATAATTTCAGAGGGATCAAATAATCATTTTTATAGAACAACAAACTATGGACAAAATTGGACAAAAACAGCAACCATTGCATATAATAATCAATTTGGACAACTTTCTATTGATGGCTATTTTGAATATATTGATTCACTTAACACAATTATTGTAACAAGATCTGGTAATGGTAATAATATATGTGCTTCTTCATCAGATTCTGGGCAGACTTGGACAGTTGGAAATGTTAACAGTAACTTTTCCTTTTATTCAGCACCACAAGATTTTAGAGTTGTACCAATTAAAACTCTTGTTGAAACACAAATATCTATTGGCGACCAAGGATCAGACGGAGCAGAAATTCTTGCTCCAATAGATGTATATACTGTTCCACCAACTAAGACAACTAATATTGATCAGATAACAATTAAAAATAATTCTGCTAATACAATTACTTATGACCTTGCAGTTCTTGATGCGGGTATTCAATTAACTGATCAAAATTCTATTATAAACGATCAAGTAATTCTTGCTGGAGAAACAGCAACTATTACAAGCATAACAACACCGATGACTCTTGGACAAAGAATTGTTGTTTTTCCTTCAGCAGTTGATGTTGTTGAAGTTAAAGTTTACGGCACTGAGTCATAAACACAATCTATAATTTAAATTTAGGATATATATGTTTAGAATGTCGCTATATGCTCATCCGCATGTAAGGCGGTCAGAATCTTATTTTGGGTATGCATACGCATACAATGAAATAAATAAACACTTAAGAAAATATGAACATGACGGAAAAACACTTAATATTGACATAAACTCTCCAAAATCAAAAACACAACTATATTTTGGATCGCCTGATGGATTTTTTTATGAGCATCAATACAAAATACAAATGACTCAATGGGAATCAACTCTTGTTCCTCCACATTGGGTAGATCACGCAAAGCATTATGACGAGTGGTGGACCGCTAATAAATTTGGTGCAGATGCTTTTATTAATGCTGGAATTCCTGCGGAAAAAATACATGTATTTGAACATGGAGTAGATTCATCGCTATGGACCCCTAAAAAAAGGGGCACAAGAGATACAATAAGATTCCTACATATAGACTCAGGATCACCTAGAAAACGTGGCAGCTTGGCTGTAGAAGCCTTTAAAAAGGCATTTGGGGATAATCCAGACTATGAAATTACCTTAAAATATAGTCATCATGCAGCATCAGAGCAAGACTGGTTTGACGAAAAAATATTAGCTAATTACGGAGAATGGCAAGACATTAATGTTCGCCATATTAAAGAAAATTTAACTTTAGAACATCTAATAAGTTTATTTCATTTTCACGATGTTTTAATTTATCCATCAGAAGGAGAAGGTTTTGGACTTATTCCTCTTCAAGCCCTTGCTACTGGTATGCCAGTGATATCCACCTCTGATTGGTGTTCATATGACAAATATTTTCAAGGGAATATAATTGAGTCACACAGAGGAATATCTGATGTAGTAGAGACATACACAAGATATGGAGATGTGATCCTTCCGCATTTAGATTCTATGGTTGATTTAATGAAACATGCAGTCAATAATTTTGAAAACCAAGCCAATATGTTTTATAATCAGATATCAACCGTAGCAAAAGATTATGACTGGCAACATAGAACAAATATGGCTATTGACTCTTTAGTAGATAGAATAGGTATAGATATGTTTGAAAATTCAGGACGTTTTCAATGAAATATACAATCATGCATGTAGATAATCGTGCACAAAAAAATATGGATCACAATAAAAAAATACTTAAAGATTTTGAATATCTTGATGGTATAGATTTTGTGAATGGTAATAAGGTTGATGCTTGGAAAATTCTTGAAGATAATGATGTAAATGTTTATGCATGGAACCCTTATGATGGCAGAACTTCCGAAGCTCTACCAGGTGAGTATGGCGTTATGGCTAGTACACTTAATTTGTGGAAGTATATAGTTAACAACAAAATAGATAGGATACTAGTCCTAGAAGATGACATTATCTTACAAAGCGATTTTATTGAAAAATTTAATAAATGTTTAAATGATTTACCAGAAAACTTTGATCTACTTTCTTTGTATTATTTTTCAAATCAAAACTGGGTAGACAAAGATACAGAAATTGGTTCTGGATATATACATAAATCTAACAATCAATACTCTGCAGCTCAAGCAATGGTTTACTCTTATGCAGGTGCAAAAAAACTAATAAAGATTTTAAAAAGAAAAGGCTATGAATATACAAATGATTGTTTTATATACAGGCAAGCTCATGAAGGATTAATTAATTCTTATTCAATTAAAAAAGAAAATGATTATTTTTTAAAGCATGACCATAAAAATATTAAATCTTTAATTGATCCAGATAACTTCAGAAACACAGAGAGTATGTAATAATGAAAATAGCCTACGACTTTGGAGCAAATAACGGAAGCAATATTCCATACTATTTATTAAAATTTGATAAGGTTGTTGCTGTTGAAGCAAATCCCAAATTAACAGAACACATTAGTAAAGAGTATTCTAAATACATTCAAGAAGGAAGGCTATTTGTAGAAAACTGTGCTGTTTCTAATAAAAATGAGATAATTAATTTTTATATCCATAAATATAACAATGTTTTAAGTCAGCTTCCAAAGCCAGATAGTATTGATGATTTTAATGTAGTCAGCATTACCTCTGTAAAACCTTCGGAAATAATAAAAAAATATGGAAATCCAGAATATGTTAAAATAGACCTGGAGCACTCAGATGCAGAAATTCTTTCAGAGATTTTTAATTCAGGAATTTTTCCAAATTATATTTCAGCAGAAGTTCATGATATATCTGTATTTAGTTTATTAACTTATACAGACACATACGGTTCTTTTAAAATACTTGATGGACAAAGCGTTTCAGATATATATAAAAACGTAGATATAAATGGAGTTTTGTACAGCTTTCCGTTCCACTCCGCTGGACCAATGTTTGAAGACATTAATCAAAAATCTTTAAATAAAATAGAACTTTTTAATGAGCTATCAAGGGTAGGCTTAGGATGGAAAGATATTCATGCAAAAAGGAACATATTTATATGAAATCAATAGTAACTGGTGGAGCTGGTTTTATAGGGTCAAACCTTGTAGATCAACTTTTAGATCTAGGCCATGATGTAGTAGTTATAGATAACGAATACTCTGAGGCTCATGATCATTTTTATTGGAACAGTAAAGCAAAAAACTATAAACTAGACATCAGAGACTATAAAAATACAAGATCACTGTATGATGGAGTGGACTATGTTTTTCACATTGCTGCAGAATCAAGAATTCAACCAGCCATATTAAATCCAATTGAAGCAGTAAGCATTAACTCTGTTGGAACGGCTACCGTTTTGCAGTGTGCTCGTGAAGCGGGAGTTAAAAAAGTTATATATTCATCTACATCTTCGGCCTACGGGCGTAACCCTATTCCAAACATAGAAACGCAGGCAGATGATTGCCTTAATCCATACTCTGTTTCTAAGGTAAACGGAGAAAAACTTTGTTTAATGTATACAGAATTATTTGATCTTAAAACTGTTATTTTTAGATATTTTAATGTGTACGGAGAAAGACAACCAACAAAAGGTCAATATGCACCAGTAATTGGGTTATTTTTAAAACAAGCAAAAAATAACGAGCCGCTAACAATTGTTGGAGACGGAGAACAAAAAAGAGACTTTACCCATGTATCTGACGTAGTTAATGCAAACATTATAGCAGCAACAACTGAGGCAGATGGTTCTGTTTTTGGTCAGGTATACAATATTGGAAATGGCATTAACTACTCTGTTAACGAGATAGCCAGTATGATATCTGCCAACCAAGTTAATATACCACCAAGACTTGGTGAAGCAAGAGAAACACTTTCAGATACTACCAAATTTAGATCCATTTTTGGCTGGAGTCCAAACATTAATCTTGCTGATTGGATTAAAATCAATAATAGTTTAAATTCATGATATAATTCAGATATGACCCAAGTATCCCTATCTACGGTAAAAACCAAGTTTGAGACTGGGGATCGTCCATCCCAGCAGGACTATGAAGACTTAATTGACACTACCGCTGGGCAGGCCACAAACCTTGGATCTTTCGGTAATAACGAAAATACAATCAACGGTATTGAGAGCATTACTGTAATAGATAATTTTGATGCCACACAATGGAGAATGGTAAAATATCTAGTATCCATAAAGAAGACTTCTGGTGGCGATAATAAATTTTACGCCACAGAAATGACCATATTAGTTGACGGTACAAATGTATCTGTTAGTGAATATGGAACTATAGACACCGATGGGAATATTGGCACCATTAGCGTCTCCAGGGTTAGTAACACAGTTGCCCTCAGTGTTACTCCAACCCCAGGAATCACCCCTATAACCGTACGTTATGCACGTATTGGTTTGAAGGCTTAATTTAAGGAGATAAAAAATGGCAACAATTAATAAAGATTTTAAAATTAAAAATGGCTTGGTAGTTGGAGGCTCAACAGCAACTGTAAATGGAAACCAAATCCTTACAGAAAATGCAAGTGATCAATACATTATTAACCTTATTGGCGGAGAAGCCTTTATCAAATCAGTAGATACAAATACTTTTGATGTAGATGGTGCAGGCAATCTTACAGTTAAGGCAAATGTATTTGATGCATACGGATCAGCTTCAACAGCAGAAACAAATGCAAATACATATACTGATACAGCTCTAAACTACTATACTCCAACAGCAAGCCTTGATACAGCAATCACTGGCTATGGATATCTTAAGTCAGCAGACCTTATGGGATATGCTACAGAGTCATTCGTTACATCTCAAGGCTATTTGGTTTCATCAGATCTGACTGGTTATGCAACAGAGACTTATGTTGGAAACCAAGGATTTATTACTTCTGCAGCTCTTACAGGTTATGCAACAGAATCATACGTAGGTTCACAAGGTTTTGCAACAGAGTCATTTGTAACAAGCCAAGGATACTTAATTTCATCTGATCTTATAGGGTATGCAACAGAAACATATGTTGGAACAGAAATTTCTACTCATGCAGGATTAACATCAACACACGGTGTAAGTGGAAATATTGTTGGAACAACAGATACTCAAGATCTTTCAAATAAGAGAATCATTGATACACTTTACTTTACAGATGGTGTAACGGTTGCCAATGAAGGTGAAATTGCTGTTCGTGCAGTCAGCCATGACTTTAATATTCAGGCTAACTACGGAGACCTTCACCTTAAAACAGTAGCAACAGGTTCAGATGTTCAAATTACATCACAAGATGGAGACATTCTGCTTAATGCGGATGGAAAAGCATATTACGGTACTGCTTCAGCAGAAAACGAAATTGCTACCCATGGATATGTTGATAACGCAATATCTGGTCTTGATTGGAAGCAATCAGTAAATGTTCTTGCAAATGCAAACGTAGCACTAACTGGCTCTATACCGCTATCAATTGATTCACACGAACTTACTGATGGCTACCGTGTTCTTTTAACAGCACAATCAAATACTTCACAAAATGGTATTTATGATTTCTCAGTTTCTGGTAGCTCATATACACTTTCTCGTTCAACAGATGCAGATGCATATTCTGAACTTGTTGGTGCAGCAGTTTATGTTATGGAAGGAACTCAGTATGGGTCAACTTCTTGGGTACAAGGAAACCATTACCTATCTGACTTCACAGGACAAACATGGACACAGTTCTCAGGTCAAGGTTCTGTAACAGCAGGCTCAGGTATTATAGTAAACGGTCTTGAAGTTTCAATTGATCGTACAACTGTTGATGACTGGTATGATGCTTATGGTTCAGCAGCAGCAATTACCCCAGCATCACTTGGTCTTGGAAATGTTGATAACACATCAGATGCTAATAAGCCAGTTTCAACTGCTACACAAACAGCACTTAATCTAAAAGCAAACGCAGCAAATCCAACACTTACTGGCTCACTAACTCTTGACGGTACTGGTGATTTTACGGTAAATGCTGATGCTGGTATTATTCTTCAGCCAGGGACATTTGCATACCTTACTTCTGCAACTGCAGCTAATAAAATTGCAACAGAAGGATATGTTGATGATGCAATCGCTGGAGTAACAGTTGACTATGCAGCAATGGCTGGAACATACCTTGATTGGTCTGGAACTCAGTTTGATGTAAATGCAACAGATCTTATATCTGGTGCTGGAATTGCAACTGAAACATTCGTTACTACTCAAGGATATCTATTACCAGTAGATCTTACAGGATATGCTACAGAGTCATTTGTTACAACTCAGGGATACCTGACATCAGCAGATCTTACAGGATACGCTACAGAAACATACGTTTCAACAAATTATGTTGCATCGGTAGATCTTGATACAAACGTAGCAGCACTTGGTTATGCTAAGACTGTAGATCTTCCTACACAGTATACTGATCAAGATGCACTAAATGCAATTAATGGATCAACAATTACACCACTTAGTGTTGAGATTAATGGATGGCGTAAAGAAGAAGCAGCACGTATTACTATTGCAAATGCTTCAACTGCAAACCTTCATTCATTCTCATATCCATACGAGTCAGCAAAATACCTTGTTCGTGTAGTTGGCTGGGATGCTGGAGTTAAGCACTCACAAATCACAGAAATCCTTATGACAGTTGATGGAAATAACAATATTGCTATCACAGAATATGGAAATGTTTATACATCAACAGATCCACTTGCATCATTCTCAGCAACGTATGATTTAGGTAACTATATTCTAACTACAACAACTGCAGTAGCAGGCTGTGAAGTAATTGCAGCAGCAACAATGCTCTCTTGGGCAGACTAATTAATTAAGGGGACACTAAGTGGCAACGATTGACAAAGACTTTAAAGTAAAAAATGGGTTGGTCGTTGCCCTTGGTGGATCTTTTGGCGGTACTGTAACAGTAGGGACTCCTACCCTTGGAACTCATGCAGCAACAAAAGAATACGTAGATGGTAAATTTACCAGTGTAGTAATACCTACAGAGTCAGAAGCTCCTGCAAATCCAGTTGATGGACAGTTCTATTTTAATATAACTACTCGCCACTTATCCGTATATTCTACAGATGCTGATGAGTGGATAATGATCGCTACTTTTGATGACACATATAATCTTAGACAGCATATTCACGATACCGCAATTGACGGCACTGGACTTATTGTTACAGTATTCCAAGATGCAGGGTTTTATGATGCTATTTTTTCTGCCACAGTAGATGGTGGATCTTACAATACAGAGGTCTTTGATCAGACTTTTGATGGCGGAACACCAATAGATAACTTTAACTAATTATCTGATATAATACTATAAGACACCACTGGAGGATATAAATGGCAACAAGAATGCAACAGCGTAGAGGTACCGCTAATCAGTGGATATCTACAAATTCAGGAAATGGCCCTATCCTTTCCGCTGGAGAAATTGGCTTTGAATCAGATACAAATAAGTTTAAAATTGGCGATGGTGTAAATCACTGGGTAGACCTTACATACTTTACCGATGCTGCAGAACTTGCAAATATTATTGATGGTGCACCAGCACTTCTTGATACACTTAATGAATTAGCAGCAGCAATTGGTGATGATCCAGCCTTTATGACAACTGTTGCAACAAATCTTTCTAACCACCAATCAGACACCACAAATATTCACGGTATTACAGATACAGCAGAACTAGCAACTAAGACATTTGCAGCAGAACTCCTCACAAATGCTACAAAGTCTAATATTACAATTACAGGCGATAAAAATGGTCTTACCATTACCGCTGAAAATGGAGTTGCAGACTCTACAACTGATAACCTTACAGAAGGCTCAACAAATAAATATTTCACTGACGAAAGAGCACAAGATGCAGTTGGAAATGCTGTAGGAACTGGTCTTACTTACACAGATTTAACTGGTGAGATTAAGGTTGATACAACTACAATTGCAACACAAGAATATGTTGATAGTGCGGTAAGTGGAGCAGAAGTAGATCAGTCAACTCTTGCTGGAGCAGGTATTGATTGGACTGGAACCCAGTTTGCAGTAGATACAACAACAATTCAGGCGGTTGTTACTGGTGTTTCAAACACAGAAATTGGATACCTTGATGGAGTTACATCAGCAATCCAAACTCAGATTGATGGAAAATCTGCAACTGGTCATGGACATACAGCATCAGATGTTTCAGATTTTAATGAAGCAGCACAAGATGCAGTTGGTAATAGTTTAGGTAATGGTCTTTCTTATAATGATTCAACAGGTGCAATTTCTGTTAATACAACTACAATTCAAGAAAGAGTTTCTGGAGTTTCAGATACTGAAATCGGATACCTTGATGGTGTAACATCTGCAATTCAAACCCAATTAGATGCTAAATTGCCAAAATCTGGCGGAACTATGACTGGCGCTATTGCTATGGGTTCAAGCAAAATTACTGGCCTTGGAACACCAACTGCAGATACAGATGCAGCAACTAAACTTTATGTTGATAACGTAACTGCTGGAATTAACTTCCACCAAGCAGTACATGTTGCAACAACTGCTAACCTTTCAGCAAACTATAATAATGGAACAGACGGAGTAGGAGCAACACTTACTGCATCAGCAAATGCTGCTTGGCCAACAATTGATGGACATAGTTCATTTACTCAATATGACAGAATTCTTGTTAAGGATCAAACAGATGCCAAACAAAATGGTATTTATATTCTTTCAGATCTTGGAAGCGGATCATCTAAGTGGATCTTGACTCGTGCAACAGATGCAGATAATAATCCATCAGGAGAAATGAAAAATGGAGATTTTGTCTTTGTTTTAAATGGTACAACAAATGCATCATATGGATTTGTTAATAATTCAGCAACAAACCCAATTGTAATTGGCACAGATAATATTACCTATACAACATTTAATGCTGCAAAAACAATTGTTGCTGGAAATGGTTTACAAGAAGCAACACCAGGAACATTATCAATTGATACTGCTATAACCGCAGATATTTCAACAGCACAAACTCTTACAAATAAAACAATTTCAGGTGCAAGCAATACTCTTACAGTTCGCCTTGCAAATGATGTTACAGGAACTCTTCCAGTAGCAAATGGTGGTACAGGAATTACAGCATTAGGAACAGGCGTTGCAACATTCCTTGGTACTCCTTCAGCAGCTAATCTTGCAGCAGCAGTTACTGATGAGACAGGCTCTGGAGCACTTGTATTTGCTACTTCTCCAACACTCGTAACTCCAATTCTTGGAACACCACAATCTATAACTCTTACAAATGCAACTGGCCTTCCTCTTACAACTGGTGTAACTGGAACTCTTCCAATAGCAAATGGTGGTACAGGTGCTACAACTGCTATGACCGCAGCAACTGCATTACTTCCTTCACAAACATCTAATTCAGGGAAATACCTTACAAATGATGGTGCAGGAACTCTTTCTTGGGCTGCTGTATCAGGTTATTCAGCCCCAACACTTGGTTCAACATCCATTGCATCAGGTGCAACTGTTACAACAATTGCGGGACTAACACTTTCAGGTGCAACTCTTACTGGAACTTCTACAATTACTGGAACTGGTGATTTTCTTATCAGTGGTGATACAAATGTTAGAATTGTTCCAGCATCAGGAAGCAATGCTTATGTTGGAGCAGCATCATCAGCTAACATAATTACAACTGCTGGAAATACTCAAACCCTTACAAATAAAACACTTACAAGTCCAACACTGACTACTCCAGCTCTTGGAACACCAGCATCTGGTGTTATGACAAATGTAACTGGATTGCCATTAACATCTGGTGTAACTGGAACTCTTCCAATTGCTAACGGTGGTACTGGAGCAACAACACAGGCAGGAGCAGCAAATGCAGTTCTTCCTTCACAGACTTCAGCAAGTGGTAAGTACCTAACATCTGATGGAACTAACGTATCATGGGCAACAGTATCTTCATACTCAGCCCCAACACTTGGTTCAACATCAATTGCATCAGGTTCAACTGTCACAACAATTGCGGGACTTACAAAACTAACATCTGCAGCATATACATCACTTGATGCAAGTGGATATGAACAAGATGTAACGCTAATGAATATAATGGGAGCTTGGTAATCTGCCATGGCACCAAATTCATTTAGTGGGGTAGGGTTCTTAGCAGGCTATTAAAAGTGACTGAAAACGGTATTGAAGCAATTGAGTAACCTGTTACAAAAACAGAAATAGAAAACTCTTTACCAACAGATATACTAAAATAAAGGTTTTCAAGTAAACAATGGTATAATTACCTTAGTTTACATATCTAGGAGGATAAATGGGTCAGTCAATATTTCCAGAAGTATTTTCGGTATCTAGTCCTTCATTAAAGCATACAGTAACATCCACTACTGCTTCTATAGGAATTTCAAGTTCAGCAAGTTTTGTTTATGCATTGGTTTATGGTGCAGGCGGCGGTGGAGGTGGTGGTGGCGGTACTGGTGGTGGTACTGCTGGTACAGGCGGTGGCGGCGGCGCAGGCGGAGTAAGTTTTGGTTATGTTCCAGCAGTTCAAGCAGCAACAATTGGAGCAGGTGGAAATGGTGGAGCAGGTGGTTCTGGCGCAAATGGTGGTCAAGGTGGCACTGGTGGAACAACTCAATATGGTTCTTTAGTTTCAACTGGTGGTGGAGGAGGAACTGGTGGTATAGTGCCTACTGGTGGTTCAGGAACTGGTGGAACTGCAGGAACTCCTTCAGGTGTTGCTGGATCAGGAACTACTCCTGGAACAGCATATAAAGCTTTAGAAAATTTTTCAGCAGCAAGTTATGCTTCAGGTTCAGCAGGTGGCGCAGGATCAGTAGGTGGTACTGGTGGCGCAGGAACTGCAGGAAAGCCTGGAATTGTTTATATTTTTTATTAAAATAGACAAAACAAAACAGTAGATGCTATACTGTAACTATGGTAAATATAGTCTTTACAAATACTAGTAATTTTGATGATATTGAAAAACCACAACCTGCAAGTAAATTTGTACCAGAGTGGTATAAAAATGCAGATTCATATATAGGTGGAAAGAAAAGACCAGATGGACAAGGTGGAGCAACTTCTACCATTAAACGCTGTATGCCAGTATTTGATGCAATAAATGCAGGATATATTATAGTATCCCCTGCAGATATTTATGTTTCAATTAAAGAAGGAATTCAATTCTTTGAATGGTCATCTCTTGATTTAATTAAATTTCATCCTATTGAGCAAGCCTCAAACCATCCATTACGTAAACCACACGCCTATCCTAAATGGACAAATCCTTGGGCCATTAAGACACCTAAAGGATATTCAACAATGTTTGTTCAACCAATGCATAGAGATTCAGTTTTTACTATTCTGCCTGGAATTGTGGATACTGATGAATACTATGCCCCAGTGAATTTTCCATTTGTTATTAATGACCCAGAATTTGAAGGGCTTATTCCAAAAGGAACTCCTATTGCACAGGTAATCCCATTCAAAAGAGACTCCTGGAAAATTGAATATGGCAAAGAAAAAGATTTAATAGAGCAAAATAAAATATCTACAAAACTTCAAACAAGATTTTTTGATAGATATAAAACTATGTTTAGACAAAATAAAGAATATAAATAAAGTTTATGCGGTACTTTTGTTTGTATAAAGTACTAACTATAAAGTAAAGATTTACACGTTCTTATTGAGCGTGTTTTTCTTTTTAAAGTGTGTTATACTTAGGTACTACTTCAGAAATCATGAAGTACTCAATTAATTTTACTTTGAAAGGTACATAAATGTCAGAAAGCGTTTTTTCATTCCGTCTATCAGAAGATTTTGTAAATAAATATTCTACAGTTCCAGCTCCATTTGGTTTTTCAGATGCAGGCTCCAACTCGTTAGGAGAGATTACATTTATTCGCACATATTCTCGTGTTAAAGAAGACGGAACAAAGGAACGCTGGCATGAAGTATGCCGTCGTGTAATTGAGGGTATGTACTCAGTTCAGAAGAATCATGCTAAAGATAATCGTCTACCATGGAATGATAATAAAGCTCAAAAGTCTGCTCAGGAAGCTTTTCAAAGAATGTTTGAATTAAAGTGGACTCCACCAGGCCGTGGTCTATGGGCATTTGGAACACCTATGACTATGGAAAAGCGCAACTCTGCTTCCCTTCAAAACTGTGCAATGGTTTCTACCCGTGATATTGATCGTAATGATCCAGGTGCATTATTTGCTTGGGTAATGGATGCATTAATGTTGGGCATTGGTGTTGGTTTTGATACCCTTGGACAAGATAAACAAATGCCTATTTATGCTCCAACCGAACCAGCATCTATTTATGAAATTCCAGATACTCGTGAAGGATGGGTGGAATCGGTTCGTCTTTTGATTAATTCTTTCCTTCGCCAGAACCAACCTATCCAAGAGTTTAACTATGATCTGATCCGTCCTCTAGGAGCACCTATTAAAGGCTTTGGTGGGGTAGCCAGCGGTCCAGCACCACTTATTGATCTACACACACGCATCCGCAATGTAATCGGTTCTAGAGCGGGAGAAACACTTGATAGTCGTGCAATTGTAGATATTGTAAATCTTATTGGTACTTGTGTAGTTTCAGGAAATGTTCGCCGTTCTGCTACCCTTGCACTTGGCGTTCCACAGGATGAAGATTTTATTAATCTTAAAAATCCAGAGGTATTTGCAGAAAGAAATTCATATGATCCTAAGAAACCAGGTTGGGCATGGATGAGTAATAACTCTATTGCTGCTGAAGTAGGAACAAAGTATGAAGACTATGTTGATTTAATTGCAGATAATGGAGAGCCAGGTTTTATATGGCTTGACGTTGCTCGTAATTATGGTCGCCTTGCTGATGCACCAGATTATAAAGATTCTAGAATTATGGGATTTAATCCATGTGCAGAACAACCACTTGAGTCATATGAACTATGTACTCTTGTAGAAGTTCATCTTAATCGTCATGAGTCTAAAGAAGATTTCTTAAAGACATTAAAGTTTGCATATTTGTATGGTAAGACTGTTACTCTTATGCCAACACATTGGCAACAGACAAACGGTATTATGCAACGTAATCGCCGTATTGGTACATCACTTACAGGTATTGCTGCATTTGCTGATGAACATGGTCTTCCAACTACCCGTGAATGGATGGATGAAGGATATAACACAATCCGTAAATATGATCACCAGTATTCAGAATGGCTATGTGTTCGTGAATCAGTTCGTGTAACAACAGTTAAGCCATCAGGATCTGTGTCGCTTCTTTCTGGGGCTACTCCTGGAGTTCACTGGGGACCTGGTGGAGAATTCTATCTCCGTGCTATTCGCTTTGGCGATCAAGATCCAATGCTTCATTTGTTTAAAGCAGCGGGATATAAAGTTGAACCAGATCTAGTATCAGCAAATACACAGGTAGTATATTTCCCAGTAGCATCAGGACACAAGCGTTCTGAAAAGCAGGTAAGCCTATTTGAAAAGATTGGTTTGGCAGCAACTGCTCAGAAGTATTGGTCAGATAATGGTGTTTCTGTAACACTCTCATTTGATAAGGAAGAAGAAAAGAAATTCGTTGCTCCAGCACTAAATATGTATGAGGGTCAGCTAAAGGCAGTTTCATTCCTTCCAATGGGAAATAAAACCTACCCACAACAGCCATATACAGAAATCACAAGAGAAGAATATAACGCATATGTTGGAACAATTGGCAAAATTGACTGGTCTGCTATCTATGATGGCAAAGATAATCTTGATGCTGAGTCTGAGAAATATTGTTCAACCGATGCCTGTGAAATCAAGTTGTACTAAAATACTGGTTATTTAAGTACTTATATAATAGGAATATGGTATACTGATGGTTATGGATTCTTTAATCAACCCCGAAACTGGCGAACCAATTGTCAAAAATGTACGTAGACAGGTTATAGAAAAGAAGTATAACTGGGGTCTTTATGTATATAAGAAGGCAAATGGAAAATGGTTTACAGATGGAAATGGCAATGTGCTGAACATAGAGTCAGTACGCAATGATCTTTCAAAAATAACAGAACTTAAAAATGCAGCAAAGCATTATGGGGATGAAGGCGATGGAGAAGCAGTATTTGTTCCAGGCCTAACCAGAATTACTGAAGAAGAGCATTCTGAGCAAATGGATCGTATGAAGCAGGGTCTTATTCCTTCAATGAACGATCTTGGTGCATGGCATGCAGCACAACAAACCCTTAACAAGGCAGGCAAGGACGCATTTAATGAGTAATAGTGATTACATAGAGGCCAGACTTGGCACTACAGAAAAACCAGATAGCCAATTTAAAAATAGCGATCCATTTAATAAGTCATGGGATGAACTAAAATCTTTGGGCGGTATTGAAGAAAACTTTAAACGTCGTATGACAAGACAAGTAAACAAAGCAATGACACAAGAAGGCTACCTTGCTACTAATGCAAACATTAATCTTCTTAGTCCGCAATATCTTGATTCAGCAAACGCAGATCCAAAAGGTCTTAAGGATTCTGGGTCTAAAGCAATCAATCCTGGTTTGGTTTACCGAAATGGCTATGGTCTTTTTGATGTAATTACCCCGCCGTACAATATGTACGAACTTGCTAATTTTTATGATACATCTTTTGCTAACCATGCTGCCATTGATGCAAAGGTAGAAAACGTTGTTGGTCTTGGATATCGTTTTGATGTAACAGATAGAACAATGATGAGTCTTGAAAATAATGCAGACCAAGCAGCAACTGCTCGTGCTCGTAATCGTATTGAAAGAGCAAAACTTGAAATTCGTGATTGGCTTGAATCGTTAAATGATGATGATAGCTTTACACGCACAATGGAAAAAATTTATACAGACCTTCAGGCAACTGGAAATGGTTACATGGAAATTGGTAGAACTGTAAGTGGAGAGATTGGATATGTTGGCCATATTCCATCAACAACAGTTCGTGTTCGCCGTATTCGTGATGGCTTTGTTCAAATCATTGGACCAAAAGTTGTTTACTTCCGTAACTTTGGTGCTAAAAATCAAAACCCATTAACAGCAGATAATCGTCCAAATGAAATTATTCATTTTAAAGATTATTCACCTTTAAATACTTATTACGGTGTTCCTGATATTATTGCAGCATTGCCATCATTAATTGGCGATCAACTTGCTTCACAATACAACATTGATTATTTTGAAAATAAAGCGGTACCAAGATATGTTATTACTCTTAAGGGTGCAAAGCTATCTGCAGACGCTGAAGATAAGATGTTCCGATTCTTGCAGACAGGCCTAAAGTCTCAGTCTCATAGAACCCTTTACATTCCACTTCCTGGAGATAACGATCATTCTAAGGTTGAGTTTGACATGAAGCCAATTGAAAACGGTATTCAAGATGGATCATTTAAAGAGTACCGCAAACAAAATCGTGATGATATTTTAATTGCTCATCAGGTTCCAATATCTAAACTTGGTGGTTCAGACTCTGGCGCTATTGCAGCAGCACTTGCCCAAGATCGTACTTTTAAAGAGCAGGTTTCTCGCCCAGAGCAACAGCACCTTGAAAAGGTAATCAGCAAGATTATCAAGGAAAGAACAGATATTCTTCAGTTCAAGTTTAATGAACTTACCCTTACAGATGAAATTGCACAATCACAAATTCTTGAGCGTTATGTTAAGAATCAGATCATGCTTCCTAACGAAGCCCGTGAAATTCTAGATCTTCCTCAAGCAGATCATGGCGATTCACCGCTTGAACTTAGCCCAAGACAGGCTGCAGATTCAAGAGCAAATGGAAATCGTTCTAGAGATGCTGAACGAACAAATAACCAATCCGATGGCTCTGCAACCATATCTGGACGTAATCCGAAGGGTGAAGGTAGAGCATCTCAATAATTGAGAAAACTCTATAAATATTTGGTATAATGGATTACGATATGAACATAAATAAGGCTTTTTGGACCACTGAAGGCGACAACGTTCGTCTTTCAATGCCCTTTGGCAAGGTAGATGTTGAAAAGAGAATTGTCTCTGGTTTTGCATCTCTTGACAATGTTGACAAGCAATATGACATCGTTACAACAGAAGCATCAATGAGTGCTTTTGCAAAGTTCCGTGGAAACATTCGTGAAATGCATCAGCCATCAGCAGTTGGCAAAATGCTTAATTTTAAAGAAGAAAAATATTTTGATCCAGAGACAAAGAAATTCTATAAAGGAGTTTATGTCTCTACATACATTTCCAAGGGTGCACAAGATGCATGGGAAAAAGTTCTTGATGGAACATACACTGGTTTTTCAATCGGGGGACGAATGAACAAGTGGGACGATGCATATAATGAAGAACTTGATAAAACAATTAGAATTATTAAAGACTATGATCTAGTAGAACTATCTCTAGTAGATTCACCAGCAAATCAATTTGCAAGCATCATGTCAGTTGAAAAAGTTGACGGCGTAGATGTTATTAAAGGTGAATTTGCTGATGTAGTTGTAGAAAATGTTTTTTATGATGAAGAAACAGGAATTGTTCTAACTTCTGATGAAGAAACATACGTTAGCCCAGTAAGCGGTAACGAAATGAAAAACATTGGTTTTGTAGAAAAGAATGACTCAGAAAAAGCAAACATGATAAAGTTCTTAGTTGATAGTGCTAAAGGCATTAATACATCTAAGATTACAAAGGAGGTAAGTCCTATGACAGAAGATACAACCGCAGTTGTTGATGCACCAGTTGCAGAAGCAGAAGCAGTATCAGCAGAGGTCACTCCAGAGGCACAACCAACAGAAGCAGTAGAACCAGCCGCAGAAGCAGAAGCACCAGTTGCTGATGCAGAAAAGTCTGATTCAATTGCTGATGATAGTGCTACATCTTCAACAGAAGATGCAATTCAGGCTCCAGAAGCTCCAGCAGCAGATGATGTTGCAAAGGCTGATGACGTAATTGCAGAAGCAATTACAGAAATCAAGGAATCTGTTACTAATGCCTTTGGCGATCTAGCAGCAACAATTAAATCACTTAGTGATGAAGTTGCTAATATGAAGAAGTCTCTTGATGCCACAACAACTGATGTAAATCAGATCAAGGGTACTTTTAACGAAATTGGAAAGCGAGTTGATTCCGTAGAAAAGGACACAGCTTTCCGCAAGTCTGGCGATCTAGGCGAGATCGTGCAGGAAATGGATGAAAGTCCAGTTCAAAAATCCCTATGGGGCGGACGTTTCCTCAAATTCTCCGACCTATATAACTAACATAAAAATCACTAGGAGGTGAACAATATGTCAGAAGATATCGTAAAAAACTATCCAGGTACTAGCGAAGGCCACACCCATACAGGTGAAGGTTCAGTAGCATCTGGTTCTACCGCAGACGCAGCAGCCATTGTTAATGGTCGTGTTGGCGTTATGGGTAACATTGATGGTGCAAATTACGGAACATCAGGTGCTAATGGAGTAAATCCAGTAGGTACACCTGGCGGTATCCTATTGCCTGAACAAGCTCGTCGCTTCATTGATTATGTGTGGGATGCTACAGTTCTCGCTAAGGATGGACGTAGAGTTACTATGAGAGCCAACACAATGGAACTTGAAAAAGTTAACGTTGGTGAGCGTGTAATTCGTGCAGCAGCACAAGCAGACCCTACATTCACAAATGCAGGCGCAACTTTCTCAAAGGTTGAATTGACTACAAAGAAGATTCGTCTTGACTGGGAAGTATCAACAGAAGCACTAGAAGATAACGTAGAAGGTGGCGCTCTTGAAGACCATCTCGTTCGTTTGATGACAACTGCTTTTGCAAACGACATTGAAGATCTTGCGATCAACGGTGACGGTTCAACAGGAAACTTCCTTTCAATCATGGAAGGCTTCGTTTCAAAGGCACAGGGCGGAGACTCACACGAGTCACTCGTAACTGTTGCTGATAACAACTGGACAACTCCAGTTCTTCAGGATATCATCCTTGCAATGCCACGTAAGTACCGTGCAATCAAGAACAATCTTAAGTTCTATGCTGGTACAGACGCATTCCAAGGTATTGTCAAGAACAACGGTACACTTGCTGATGCAATTGCAGAAGCATTTACACCACGTCTTGGTGGTACTGAGGCTAACCGTCAAGCATACTACGATGGTGGCGCACAGACATTTGGTGGAGCACGTACAACTCGTGTTCTCGGTGTTGAAGTTCAGGAAGTTCCTTACTACCCTGCAGGTTATGTAGATCTTACATTCCCTCAGAACCGTGTATGGGGATTCCAGCGTGATATCACTGTAAACCGTTTCTACCAGCCAAAGAAGGACACAATTGAATACACAGTATTCGTCCGCTTTGGTATCCAGTGGGAAGAACTTGACGCAGTTGCATTTGCAACAGCAGCAAACAATTCATAATCACTGAAATACTTAATAGGGAGGGTAGCGTAAAAACTACCCTCCTTATTCTATTATAGGAGTAATATGTCATATCCAGGATCAGAGCAAGGACACACACACGTTTCTGAAGGTGCAATTGTTACACTCGGAAACCCAGGAGTAATTATTATGGGTCCAGGAGGATTACAAGTTAATACTATGGGCACTCTTGGAGAAGCAAATATGGGTGATACATCAGGCCCAAATGCAGTTAATCCATCTGGAACACCAAACGGAATTCGTCTACCAATGCAAAATAATTTTGGCATAAGAAGACGACGCTAATTCTGGTATAATGACATAGGAGGAATTAATGTCTATTATTGAAGATTTATCTAAAAAGACTGTTATGGAAATAAAGTCTTATGCAAAGAAAAATAACATTGATTTATTTGGGGTAAAAACAAAGATTCACATGCTTGAAGTAATTGCTAGCTGGACTCCAAAAGAAGAATCAGTAGCAGAGCCAAAAGTAGAAAAACCAGTTAGTGAAAAAGTAGCACTTTTTTCAGAGCGTAATATTTTCTGGAATGGTGTTGGAGAAGTCGTAAAAGGCTATAACATTGTAACCAAGGAGGTTTCCGAAAAGTGGCTTACCCACAGCAAGGTTCGCATAGCGACACCTCAAGAGGTAGCAAAACACTACGGTAAATAATCATGATAATTCTAAGACTCCCACCATACCCTATTGACGTAAAATATGATGTTCCAGAACCTAATACAGAATATCTGTTTACTATTGAGAATGCCCCCAAAACTATTGAGGCATCTGAAGTTTTGACATCTGATGCAAATTCACAAATTACTTTTACTCTAACAGGAGATTTTGTAACCTATGATCATGACTATGCTGTAGCTATTTATGAGATAATTGATGGGGTTGCAGAACATATTTTTGTTGAAGATATCCTTAGTATTGTTCGTCCTTATGTTGATCCTAGAACTCTTGGGACAACAGCAACAGAAATTGCAGAAGCACAATATAATGAACGTATTGCTAGAGCAATTATTGATTCTTTAATTAGTCGTGGTTTTACATTTGAAAAGAAAGTTCTTGAGGTTGTTGGCCAAGGAAATGACTATATGCCAGTATGGGAAACAATTTACAAGATTGATAAAGTATACGAGAATGGTGTTTTAGTTTATGATTATCAAGCAGAAACACCAGCACTTGCAGGATTTAACTATGTAATTACTCAAGATAGAACAGCAATAGTAAAAGTTCCAACTGATTCAAGTCAATATGAGCCACAAAATCGTAATGAGAGAAAGCCTTTAAAATATAGAGACGCAGGATCTGACTCATTCTATACTTATGCTCCTTATGAAAATTTTGATAACATGTGGACAAATACTAGAAATCCTGCTGTTTCATTTCCTGAAGGGTTTGACTATATCTTTATTTATGAAGCGGGATATAAAGTTATTCCAAATGATGTACGTGATGCTGTAAATATGCTTATTAATGATATTAAGTGTGGAAAAATAGATCATTATAAATCATATATAAGCGAATACGAGACAGATCAGTTTAAACTTAAATATGATCCATCAAAGTTTTTTGGTACTGGAAATATTTTAGTTGATATTATTCTTGACAAATATGTAACAGACTTGCGTACTCCAGGGATATTATAATGCATGGCGTATCATCAAGTTCATGCGATACAACGGATTTTTTGTATCCAATGCTTGCTGATGTCTACTATGCAATAATCAAACAAAATGAATACGGCAAGGCAGTAAAAGACTGGGTATTTGATAAAACAATTACATGCAATGCACAGCCAATTACAAGAAGAACACAAGAAGAAATGACTCCTGCTGTATTCCTTCAAACAGATGGCAAACTAATAGCAAGATCTAGAACTGATATAAGAACTTCTTCTAACTATGAAAATAATGCAATAACAAACATATTAATTACAAACATAAGACTTCCAGGAGATAACCTTGTTTACAGAGAAACTGCTGGCCCAAGAAGTGGTAGAGGAACAATTTATGAACTTGCTACAATTGAGCCTTTTGTTGGAGGCCTTCAAAGTGTTGAATATTATTACATGATGTGGCGTAGATCCGAAAATCAGACAGTTGGTGACTAATGAGAGTTTCTCTTGACGCTAAAGAGTTTGAAAAGTCTATCATGAATGTAGCAAAATATTCTATTGGATTTTTAGACGGTGCACAAAAAGGTAAGAATGTTTTTTTAAGAAATCTTGGTAAGGGAACAATATTGGCACTAAAACAATATGTTGACGCTGAAGCAAGATCAAACCCAAAAGCTTTACATCATATTTATGAATGGCAAAAAACTGGAAGTCCAAGCGCTAGACTATTTGATTTTGACTATACTGTAAGCAATTTAGGTCTATCAATTAAGTCAACATTTAGACAATCAAAATCACTTTCTCAAGGTTCATCAACACCATTTTATAATAAAGCAAAAATAATGGAAGAAGGAATACCAGTAAAAATTTCTCCCAAGAAATCAAAAGTTTTAGTTTTTGAAGTTAATGGCGATACAGTATTTACAAGTAATGATGTCACAGTTAATAATCCAGGTGGTGACTATGTTGCGGGATCTTTTGAAAAAGTAGTTGATGAATTCTTTAATATTTATTTTAGACAGTCATTCTTATCATCATCTGGATTAAAGTCTTACATAAATAATCCAACCCTCTATAAGAAAAATATTCAAAAGGGGTCAAAGTCTGGCAGGTCTGCTGGAATTGATACTGGATTTAAATGGATAGCAAATGCATACATTGGAGTAGAATAAAACTATGACTTATAACGCAGCCAACGAAACAGGGTTTCCACCTCTTTTCATTAATAAATATATTATTGCCCAGTTAAAAGATTTTGGGATAGTTACGGGTATTGAAGGAATAGATCCAATAGTCCCAGTACAGTCAACAAACCTAGATGATCTATTTGGGGAAATCACAGTCACTGGCGATGCATTTTTAATAGCATATGATAGATTAGCTAGATATAGACAAGATACCATGTACAGACATAAAAGAGAGCAATTGGTTTATACCATTCACTCTTCGGATGACGCTCAGGGATTTAATATAGCAAGAATAATTGCAGAAGCCCTAGATAGAGAAGATGCCGCTGCAGAAGATGTTAATCTGTGGCTTATTCAAAATCCAGATAAGATACCTCCTCTAAATGTATTTTTTCACCGTTTTAAGGTTTTCCAAGTGGATGAGACCAGGGACCTAGTTGAGCTAGGATCTGTCAAGTTTAACTGGCGGGGCAAGTTGATTATTGAGTATGACTACCATACAAAAGACTCCCTGTATACTTAAAAATGCTGTTATAATTAATTTTGAGGAAACAAGCGCCAAACAACTTAATAAACCTATTTAGAAAAAGAGGTGAAAAATATGGCATATAGTCGTGGCACATCCACCAATATTATCGTTGGTGCAGCAGCACTTTTTGTTGCAGACACAACTCTTGATGCAGACGTATTTACCGATTATGCACTTGTAGGATCTGAATCATATAAGACAACTTTGTCAGCTGATACAGACTTTACAAATGTTGGCTACACAATGAATGGTCTTGAACTACAGTTCCAGCCAGACTTTGGTGAAGTACAGGTAGATCAAATTCTTGACGTTGCAAAACTTTACAAGCAGGGAATGCAAGTTAATCTAGCTACTGCTTTCGCTGAAGCTACATTAGAAAATCTTCTTTTGGCTTTGGCATATTCAGACTCTAAGCTTTCAGGCACAAAGTCAACTTCAAATGGTCGTACACTTGACCTTTCTGCAGGAGACATTGGCGAATGCCCAGTAGAGCGTGGAATCGTTGCAGTTGGTCCTGGTACAGGTAACTGTGCTACATCTGCTTACGTAGAGCGTGTTTACACTGCATACCGTGCACTTTCAATTGAAAATGTAACAGTATCTGCAAAGCGTGATGAGGCTTCTATGTTTGAAGTATCATTCCGTCTTCTACCAGAAGACGTATCAGGTTCATATGGTAAGATCGTAGATCGCACTTGGGCACCTGCTTCATAATTTAATATAAATTATACGACTTAGCCCACTATGAAAATAGTGGGTTTTGTTGTTTCTGTATGATAAAATTGAAGTATATGGCTACAAAAATATATAATAATAAAATAATTAAGCTTATTGACGGTACAGAAATTGAGGCAATGCCTTTAAAGATAAAATACCTTCGTGAGTTTATGGATGCTTTTCAAGTAGTCCACACTGCTAAAAATGATGATGAGGCAATTGGTCTATTGGCAGAATGTGCAAGAATAGCCATGAAACAATATTATCCTCCTATATCTAAAAGTATTGAAGATCTTGAAGACAATCTTGATTTGCCAAATATATATGCAGTGCTGGATATTGCTGGCGGTATAAAAATAAATAATAAATCAGAAGAAACCGTAAAAGATCAAGCAGTAGAAAGTAATATAACCTGGGATACCCTAGATCTTGCCAGTTTAGAATCAGAAGTTTTTTTGCTGGGTATATGGAAAGACTATTACGAACTAGAGATATCCCTATCAATGCCAGAATTGCTGGCAACCATAGAAAGCAAAAGAGAACTAGACTATGAAGAAAAGAAATTTTTAGCAGCAATTCAAGGAGTTGATCTTGAAGGTGAACAAGATAGAGGACAAAAGGAATGGGAAGACATGAAGGCTAGAGTATTTAGCCAAGGTGCAACTTCTGATAGTAACGATATACTTTCTTTTCAAGGTCCTAAAGCAACCGCTGCAGGGTTTGGAATTAATATGGGTCTTGATTATGAAGACGCTAGAGACCCCTCCGTTATGCTATAATTAACTAAGCCTATATAGGAGGAATTAATGGCAACAAAAGTACACGAGGGGAACGAACTTACTCTCATTGATGGGACAAAGATTGAGGTTAGACCTCTTAAAATTTCTTTGCTTCGCCCATTTATGAAGAAGTTTGAAGGAGTAGCAGCGGTGGCAGATAACAATGAAAAGTCAATGACTCTTCTTGTTGAGTGTGTTCAGATTGCTATGCAGCAGTATAAGCCAGAATTGGCAAAAGACTTAGAAGCACTTGAAGAAATTCTTGATCTTCCTACTGTCTATAAGATTGTTGAAGCAGCATCAGGAATTGAACTTGGCTCTGTATCAAACACTCTTGCATTTGAATAACAAAACTTAAAAGAGGTGATGCATGGCTGATGTAAATGCTAATATTGGCGTAAATATTGATACGTCTGCAGCATTGGCCCAACTTAAGGACCTACAACGTCAGATATCGCAGTTTCACTCTTCAATCGCTAAATCAAGCGAAACAGCTTCACTTGCACAAAGGGATCTGCAGAGAAATTTTCTTAATAGCGTAAATGCTATTGGGTCTTTCTCTGCAGAACTCCGCAATGTAAAAACAACTTCAGAGTCATTTACTGATTCACTTGAAAAGAACAAGTTCTCAATGCGAGAATACTTCCGTTATGCGGGAGCATCTACAAAAACATTTGGTAAGTTATTTAAATCAGAATATGACACAATTGGCAAGGTAGCCGAAGATCGGGTAAAGAAACTTCAAACCCAATATATTAAGATGGGCAGAGATGCTTCTGGAGCAATGAAAGCCATTGCTATTATTCCTAATGAATTGGACATGGGTAATTTTGCAACACAAACCCAAATGGCTGCCCAGAAACAAGCGCTATTTAATCAATTAATGAAACAAGGTTCAACAAATCTTTTGAACTTTGGTAAAAATACACAATGGGCTGGTCGTCAGTTGATGGTTGGTTTTACATTGCCACTTATGGCTGCGGGATCTGCAGCATCTCAGTCTTTCATGAAAATGGAAGCCCAAGCACTTAAATTTAAAAAGGTATATGGAGATTTATTTACTCCACAAGAAGAAACACAGCAGGCCTTAAAGGATATACAGGCCCTTGCAGGCGAATTTACTAAATATGGTATAGCAGTTGCAGATACTGTTGGTTTGGCTGCTGATGCGGCTGCTGCTGGCTTTAAAGGCCTAGATCTGCAGCGTCAAACAACAGAAGCAACAAGACTTTCTGTTCTGGGACAAATTGATAGCCAGCAAGCACTTCAAACTACAATTTCTTTGCAAAATGCATTTGGAATATCTAGTGCAGATCTTGCTGATAATATTAACTTCCTTAACGCAGTAGAAAACCAAACAGTATTATCTCTTGATGACGTAACAACTGCTATTCCAAAGGTTGCACCAGTTATTCAGCAACTTGGTGGAAATGTTAAAGACTTAGCATTCTTCCTTACTGCCATGAAAGAAGGCGGAGTAAATGCATCTGAAGGTGCTAACGCACTCAAGTCTGGTCTTGCATCATTAATTAATCCAAGCACAAAAGCAAGGGCAATGTTGCAAGGATTAGGTATTGATATTAATGGAATTGTAGAAAAAAATAAAGGTGATCTAAAAGCAACTGTTGTTGGTTTTGCACAAGCACTTGATACTCTTGCACCATTGCAAAGAGCAAGAGCTATTGAGCAAATGTTTGGCAAATTCCAGTTTGCTCGTTTGTCTGCTCTTTTCCAGAATGTAACTAAAGATGGTACACAGGCTGCCAGAGTTCTTGATTTAGCGGGATCATCTGTACAAGAACTTTCTTCTCTATCAGAAAAAGAATTAGGTATTACTTCTAGTTCTGCAATGAATAAATTTAAAAAATCTGTTGAAGATCTTAAGGCTGCAATAGTCCCAGTAGGACAAGCATTTTTAGAAGCAGTAACTCCTGTTCTTGAATTTGTTTCAAAGATTGCAAATAAATTTGCAGGCCTTTCTGACGGAACCAAAAAAGCAATAACATTAATGATTACAGTTATTGGTGGATTAGGTCCAGTATTACTAATGACTTTTGGTTTGCTTGCTAACGGTGTTGCAAATATAATTAAATTATTTTTAACACTGCGTACTGGATATCAAAAATTAACTGGGCAGTCACAAAACCTTGGTGAACAAACCCAGTACATGACAAGTGAACAGCTTGATGCAGCAGCAGCAGCACATTCGCTTAATCAATCACACGCAAGACTTACTCAACAATTTACAGTTGAGACAACAGAATTAAATAAACTTATTACTGCATATAATGCTGCAGCAGCAGCAGGTTCAAGGTTTGCAGCAATCAACCCTGGGATGATGAGAATTCCAAGAAAGTTTGCAGATGGAGGAATAATCGCTGGTCCTGGAAGCGGTACTTCAGATTCTATTCCAGTTATGGCTTCAAATGGTGAAGCAATTATTCCAGCAAAAAATGTAGAAAAATATCCAGCTTTAACTGCAGGCCTTGTTGCTGGAAATATCCCAGGATTTGCAAATGGAACTTCAAGAATAAGAGCAAGACAAAGCTCACAAAATATTCCAATTTATCAAGATTTTGCTGTAAGAATGCAAAATGCATTACAGAATCAATCACAACAGTCAGGTGCAGAATCACCAGTTAATATTCTTGCTCCACTTATTGCACGTATTGGAGAAGCAAGGGGAATTGCCCCTTCAAAGAAATCTGCAGAAAGTGGACAATATACTTCTATTATTGGAGAATATCAAGGTTTAGTAGAAAAGTTTACAGCAGAACTTAATGCTCAATTTGAAAAAACAACATCTCAAATTTCTGATGAAAGTGAAAGATTTGCTAAAGCTTGGCAACATGCAGGAAAAACTGTAGAATCAGAAGTTAACTCAATAAGTTCAGATGCTGAAAAAGGTGCAATAAGAAAAACATTTGGACTAGATCCAGATCAATATGGAACAGTTGCAACAGATTTATCCCTTAAGCATGGATTTAGAGGAAGAAAAGCAAGATTTGCTGGTGGAGCAAAATCATATACTGATCCAGGTTTTAAAGCTGCAACACGAGGAATTTTTAAAGAAATAAGTGGTCAATCAGCAGAAGGAATGGATATTGGTCACGTATTTGATGTTAAGACTCGTAAAAAAATGGGTATGCCAACATCAATTACAATGCAACAACTTGCAAAAGATAATGCAACATCTCAAGCATCTTTAAATGCACTAAAAACTTCTATTGGAAAATATCATAAAGAATATAATGCATATCTTGCAGACATTCAAAATAAAGTAAAGGCTGGATCTGCAAAAACACAAAGATCTGCAGCACAAGTTGCTAAGTCAGCAATTGATGCAACAGCAAGAGCAGCAGGTACAGCATCTCCTTCTAAGAAAACAATTTCAATTGGTGAAGATGTTGCTCGTGGTCTTGAAGTTGGAATGAATAAGCGTACAAGGAATGTTAGATCGCAAGCAGAAAAACTTGGATCAACAGCAGTAAGTGGAACTAGAGCTGGAGTAAGAAGAGCAGCAAAGCGTCCACAAGGACCAGCAAATATTGGTCCAGTAATTCCTGCGGGAGCACAAGAACTACCTTTAGTTTCTAGACCAGCAGCACCAAGACAAACTGTAGCAGGAAGACTGCGTGGTGGAGTAGGTAAAGTCGGCAGACTTGGTGGAGGAGTAGGAGTTCTTGGTGCTAGCATGGCGCTTGGAGCAGTACCAGATTTTGCAGGTAAAGGAATTATTCAGTCAACTATGACTGGAGCAAGTATGGGTATGTTGTTTGGCCCATGGGGAGCTGCAGCGGGATCAGCAATAGGATTAGTTACAGCAGCACTTACAACTCTTATGTCAAAAGAAAGAGAACATGAGGCAACTGTAAAGGCAACATTTACTGCAAGTTCTGATCTCATTAAAATGTTTGGTGATACCGCTTTAGATACCAGTCTAAAAATAACAAATATTACTGACTCATCAACAAATCTTAAACAAGCATTTGGCAATCTTTCTCCAGAAATTCAGGGCATGGTTGATTCAATTAAAGCACTTCCAGAAGATAACCCAATAGCTAAGTTTGTTAAAAATATATCATCAAGTAAGTCTGACCTAAAAAGTGTAACTGGATCAATTAGATCACAAGTTACTTCTGCCATTGCTACTGGCGGATTAGATCCTAAAAATGCTGAAAAATATGTTCAGGTATTGTTAGCTGCTGCAGGTAGAACAAAAGACTTTGGAGCAGTATGGGGTGCAGTTTCTAAAGATGTTGTTGATGCACAAACCGCAACTACTGCAAGTCTAAATAAACTTGATTCCATGGTAAAACAAAGTGGTGCATCGTGGCATGAAAATACAAATGCTGCTGCTATTGCTGCACATAAATATAAAGATTTTACAACAATACAAAAAGCTTTTGCAGATCAAATGTTAAATGTTTTCAGTATAACAAGCAATGGATCATTAAACTTTGATCAAATGAAGCAAAGAATAGATGGCGTTGCTGCTTCATCAGTGAGCGCAAAGGTTGGAGTCATTGCCCTTACTGCTGCTATTAATAATAGTGGAAATGCTGATGCAATAGCAAGAATTAACAAAATTAAAGAAATGTATAAAGCAACAGGAATGCAAGCAGAGCTTAGTGCTGGACAAATATTGTTGGCCAATGCAGTAATGCAATTTGCAAGTCCTGAAGATGTTTCAAACTATGCAAAGAAAAAGGGTAGTATGGCATCAAAGGTGCCATCCAACCTAACAGGCCTGGGGGCAACCTATTTTGATAAAGTATTAGACTATGCAAATTCACCTGAATTTAAAAAACAATATTCTGAAATTCAAAAAGCAATTGCTGCAGCATCAGGAAAAATTACAGGTCCTGGTGCTGGAACTGGTACAGATGTTCTTACTAAAGAATCAAAACTTGCAATTGCTAGACTACAAAAAGAACTTGACGCACTAAAAACAAAAAGAGATACTATTAATGAAACAAACGATGCACTTAAGAGACAATATGACTACCAGCAAAAATTAATGCAATTGCAGCAAGAAGCAACTCAAGCAAAAATTTCTGGAAACTATATTGGTGCTGCTATTATTGAACAGCAAAAATCATTCCAAGTATCTGAATTTAACAAAGAAACAGAATCAATTGCATTAAATAAAAAAATAACAGATTTAGAAAATAGAATTTCCGCTATGACGGCTGATGTTAAGATTACTAATGCACAAACAGCACTAGATAAAGCCAAAGCAAAAGGTAAAGCAATGGGAGGACTTATTAAAGGTCCAGGCACAGGAACATCTGACTCTATTGCTGCTAGGTTTGAACAGGGTGGACTTCCACAACTTAAAGTATCTAATGGTGAATATATAGTAAAGGCAGCATCAGTAAAAACTTACGGTGTTGGATTTATGGATGCAATTAATAATCAAAAGATAGGAACTTCAAGTTCTAGCACTTCTACAGGCGGTACAGTGTATAATATTGATATGACTATAAATGGTGGTAATTCAAACCCAAGTGAAATAGCAAACCAAGTAATTAAAAGGCTTAAACTTGAAACTTCAAAAAATAATAAATCAAATGCGGTGATGATGTAATGGCATATTTATTAGGTGCAGGAATTCAAGTATCGCTTGATAACTCTACATGGTATAAACTAACAGATCACAATAGAGAACCTATTGAGATAAATCCAGAACTTATTGAAAACCAGTCCCGTATGGCTAATGGAAAAATGAGAAAATATGTAATTGCTAAAAAAAATACTATCTCAACGTCTTGGAGTTTTCTTCCATCTAATGATTCTAGCACAACTACTGCAACATTATTTAGTGGTGGCGCACAAGGTACAAGCCAAATAGTAATAACCCAACCTGGTAAATCTGTTGCATTTCCAAACTATAAGGTTGAAGTTGGACAAAGAATAACTGGTACAGGGTTTGATACGGATACATTTGTTACTGCAATATCTAAAGATTACCCTGGCGTAATTACTTTTAGCAAACCAACAGTATCCCAAGTTTCAGGCACGATTACATTTACAATTTCTAATCTTTTAGTTGATGGAGAAAGTGGAACAAAGGGTGCATCTTGGCTGACAGCATTTTATAATGCTAATAATAATATTCCAATTTATCTAAAAATTATTGAGTCAAAACATACAACCCCAGCATCTGGGCAGGTTCCATCAGATTCTACCTTTGTGTCTGCAAAATCTGGAGAAAATGTTTATCAAGTATTTATGACTAATTTTTCTAAAACAATACTTAAGAGAACGCAGACTACCGATTTTGTAGATATGAATATTGAGTTTACGGAGATCTAATGCTTAGCAATGTAAGCTCATCTATTTTCTCTAATTCTGAATCAGTTACAATGTCTCCAGTTGTTTCTGCAGAGTGGAATCATAATTTATTTAACCCACCATATTTAACAGTTGCTGGAACTGGAACTGGACTTTCAAAAACTTTAACTTCTGGAACAGTATCTGATGTTACAGTTGGAGCAAAGACTAATTTTACAACAAAAAGTTTTGCAATGTTTGGCGGTAAAGGATCAGTAAAATATACAGCAGCATCAGCAAATAGTCCAGCATATAAAATAATAACATACGTAAAAACAAATGATCCCACCCCAATAACAATAACTGCATCTGGTAAAGGAACAGGCCTTCAGTACGGCTCAGAGACGGTAGAGGCAGACTCTCTTGGCTGGACCAAGGTAATCACCTACGTAGGATCTAATAGTACCGCAAATCCTATTACGTCCCTTGTTTATACCCTTTCTGCAAACTCATTAAGTTTTGATGAAATAAATGCTACAGTGTATTTTACTGAGCCAGAAATATATCCAACAACATTTTTTGATTATCAGAATCATTCTTTATTTCCTACAGAATCTATTTTTACATATTTTAGATCAGGCGAGTCATACGTACAATCTGGAGATAGTAAATTTTCTTTTCCATCTTCATATAGAAAAATTAATTCATCACTTTTAAATGGATACTCTGCTGCAACTTATTCTCCAATAAATCCAATTATTCAAAATCCAAAATTCTTTTTAGCATCTCCACCAATACCAGTATTAAAAAATGCACTTCCAACAGATATAGCACCATATAAATATTTTGTTTCTGATGAAACTAGCAAAAGCGTAACAGCTATTTATGAAAAAAGTATAACAACAAACAAGATTGTTATTAAATTTAATACATTAATGACTATTCCTTCTGTTAATATATCTTTGAATGGTTCTATGTTAACGGTTGATGGATCTCAAACAATAACTCCACCAAGCAATGTTGATGGAAAGTGTGTAGGAATTCTTACACTATATTGGAATGGTTCTGCTTGGACTAAAACTAAATGGTCAACAATGCCTAAATTTAATGATGCAGGAGCACTATCTTTAACAACGTCATTTTCTAAAATAACAGTAACTCAAGTCTCCAAAACTATAAATCAAGAATTTTCTTCATATACAAGTGATGACGTATTGTCAGATTTAGGAAGAATGCATGTCATAGAAATTTCTCCTAGACTTGAAATTGACTTAACTGATTTTGTTGAAGATGTATCTATTAATAAATCTTTAGACGGAAATAATACCGTATTGCCCATATCCTCATTAAACACAAACGATGCTAATATAACATTGTCTGGTATTCCAGCAATGAGTGGTTCTACTATTGTGCCAATTTTTTCTAGTCAAAGTGATCAAGCATCAACAGTTCTTGCAAATATGCTAAGAAAAAATATTAAATTTTATATTAATTTTAATGTTATTAATTATACTTCTATAGGATCTGCCCCTGTAACATCAAATACCTATGTGCCTGGAGGAGTTTTTTATTCTGACTCTTGGAATGAAAATGATATACAGAGTATCTCAGTTCAATGTTTTGATGTTTCTAGATATTTACAATCAACTCCAGTACCAGATTATGTTGCAAATCTAAAAAGTGTTTTTGAGATTATTACAAATATTCTTGATCTATCTGGATTTACAGATTACGATTATGATTCTTTATACTCAATATGCAATAATAAAAATGCCCCATTAGATTTTTCCTATTATTATTGTAACTCAAAAGACTCTACAATTGTTGATTCATTAAATCAAATTTTTGTTGCTTATCAAATTGGAGCATATATTAATGAATATGGAGTTATGAAATTTTTAAGTTTACAAAATATTTTATCTTCTTCAACATCTAATATTTCTATATCAGATTCTAATATTGTTCAGGGTGGATTATCGGTATCAAATAACGCTAAACCAGGCAAAATATCTTTAAGATATCAATCTCCAAAAATAAAACAATCTCCATCATTGCAAAATATCACAGATTTAGAAATAAAAAATTCTCCATCTTTTATTTATACAACAGCAAACTCTGTTGTCTGGTCTCAAGAGTCAGTTGATTCTGTTGGATTTAATTATTTAGATATTGATATGGGCAGTGATGATAATTCATTTACCATTAATGTTAATGATCTTTTAGATATTTTCCATACTTTTAATTTAAATAATTCAGGTTATGCTTTTATTGATAATGAAATAGTTTCTTTTGTATATAAAGAATATTTACTTTCTAAAGTAGATGACTCATCCCCTATTTTGGTTTCTGTAAAAAATAACATTGAGCTTGCATCAGAAATTAATAAGTATATAAAGAAATATAGTGTTGGGTTAAAAACCTCTGATGGAACTACTAAAGAAGATTATGACTATGATGTAAAGATAGAGCCAACAGGATCTATTACAAATGTTGAACGTGGACTATTTGGTACTGCTCCAATAGAACATAAAAAAATATCTACATTAGAAAGTAAAAATCTTACAAATTTAACACTTACTTCATCATTTGAAATAATTCAAAATCCTGGAAACTATAGTGTTGTTGATAATAATGATGTTGACTCTTCTCTTCCATCACTTAAAAAAATTGCTTTAGGTTCAGTTGGTTCAGATAAAACAATAATAGTTCCATCAACAGAAATAGACACAGGATATAAAACATATTCTGTAAAATTTGATATGATAGATCAAGATGTTTGTGCTGCAGGTTTATTTTTTAATATGGAAAGTACTTTATCTTCTGCAGGAACACATTTTATTGAGCTTGTTAGATATAATAAAACAGATCCACAAACTACTTTGCCTTATAGCCCTGCACGATACAAATATTTACTTATAATCCATGATGTAGATCAAAATTGCCATGCCTGGGCAGATGTTACTGGGCAATGTCAAAATATTGTTAATAATTTCTCTAAAATTATTAAAAAAACAATAGTAAATGATAAGCCTGAATATTCTTACGTTACAGACAATGCATTTAATCTAAAGATGGTGCATTGGACATCAGATGGTACAGATGGAGAAAATGCAACAGAGATTCTTCCTAGAACAGTTATTTCTGTTTTCCTTAATAATGTAGAGGTAACTGGTTGGCAAGTTCCTGGAGAATTTTATGATGAGCAAACAAATCCTTCAGGATCTGGGTGGAAGGCAACTGAAACAAACCCAACAACTGGTATGAGACAAAAACCAACAATCGTTGATATTGATCCTACAGGTACAAAATTTGGTTTTTATGCAACTTTATCTCCTGCTACAATCTTAGGACTTCATCCACAAATAATTTATCCAACAACAACATCAGATTATCCAGCATCATTAAGAGAAATTCATGCAACCAAAAAACCACTAAAGGATAGAAGCGTAAATTATTTTTATCAGGATACAGAATTTTTAAATGGCATTATTCAGTCTCAACCACTGTATACTAATTCACCAACCTACTTAATGCAAACAACACCAGAAGTTTCGGGAATTAATTATTATGATGTTCAGTATTCAACTCCAGCAGCAGTATCAGTTGATGTTTTTCCAATTGAATATATGATGCGATATTTTCCAGGCAATGAAAAAGAAGACCAAGAAAACTATCAAAAGAAATTAGTAGACGAATACTCTTTGTCATACTCAACCCCAATTAATACAGGATTTAGGGCTAGAATGGCTATAGCTAATAACTCACCACATATGGTATTTTTAACAAGAGAAGCAGATGAACTAAACAACACAACCGTTAGTCTTAATCTCTGGACACACGAAATTATTGCCCCATCAGAGCCAGAAATTATTGAAAGGATCATAGATCCAGCAAACTCATCTGAGGTAGTACAATTAGACTCAGAGTGGATACAGTCAAAACAAGCTGCTCAAAAAATGCTAAAAGTCATTCAGACGGGGCTTGAAGGTTTTTCTAAGAGTATCTCTTTAAATATTTTTGGCAACCCATTAATTCAAATTGGAGACATAGTATCTCTCTCCTATTCTTTAAATGGGATTAGCCAACAAAAATACCTTGTTCACTCTGTTGCCCATAATTTTAAAGATGGCCTAGAAACATCTTTACAGCTTAAAAGAATACAAGAGTAAAAGATTTAGCCAGCATGGTATAATTAACAGACGGGAGAACATAAATGCCATATATCAAGATATCAGATCCAAACATTATAGACCTAGCTGCATGGCATCAGGTTATCAATGTTGTAAACCAACATAGTGACAGCATCACGTCAATAACAAATAATTTTGGAGCACAAGGATTAACATTAACTGACTGGAATGGCTCAAGTGATATTGCTCACGAGTATAACCCAGGATCACAAAAGATTATTTATGGAAAAACCAAAATTGATACTACTAATGCTTCCAGCACTGCTGGCGATCACATGTATTATCTGACCATTGATTTAACAGAAAATGGAGCAACTGCTTTTAGTGCAAAGCCAATAATTACAGCAACAGCTACATTTGGAAGCCAAGATGAAAATCCACCATCAACTACTAATGCAAATGTTGTTTGTACAATAATTGCAGTAAATGAAGATAGATTTACAGTTAGATTAGTAAATGCAAGAAGTACAACCTCAAGTCCAGTTCCTCTTACAGGATATTTTTATATAAGCTGGACGGCTATAGGGCCTAAGTAATTCTGGGCATACCCATGAAATCAAAATATAAAAGTGCTAAATCGGTTGCTAAAAATCAAACAGTACCAATAAGTGCTGATGATCCAAGAGTAGCATGGGATAAAATAGGAAGAACAAAGGCACGTATTGGTGCAGAAATTGACATTGTTGGCATTGATGGAAAATCATTAATTTCTGGAGGAAAAACACCAAACAATCCAACAGGTGGAACAGACCCTAATACAAATACAAATGAAAAACCATTAACAACTGTTAAAACAGATGGAACAGTTCAATATGTAGATCTGTATAATATTAATCCTACAGAGCCAACAAACGTTGAAGCAGTTTGGTCTGGGGATGACTTAATTATTTCTTTTGACTGGGATTATTCTAATGCACAAAATTCTTTAGTCTCAGAGTTTATTATTAAATTAACTAGTAATGGAGTAACAAAACAAAATCAATACGGATTATTTAAACCTAATAAGACACAAACAGCCCAAACAATAACAATTACAAAAGCCATAAATACTCAGATGTTTAATATTTTTACTCCACAAATTAGTGCAATTTGTGTATTTTCTATTGATCCATTCTATAATGTTAGTGATTCGGTTTGTGCAGCCACCGTTCCAACTTATGTTTTAGATTTGCCAGTTCCAACAATTACAGTTACTGCAATAACAAATGGTTATAGTGTTGCATATACAACACCAACAAGTACATCATATGATGCAATCCAGATTGTTGAGTATGAATCAACATCTTCAACAGAGCCAACTGGAGTAACCTATAGTGCTACATACTTTGATACAATAAATCCTGCTACTGTTATTACTTCAAATACAAATGCTAGATGGGTTAAAGCAAGATTTTCTTCAGGCGGTGGAATTTTTACGGATTATTCTGCTGCTCAAAAGGTCACACCAACAAGCCCAGTTTCTGTTGACCTAACTCCTCCAAATGAAGTAACGCAAACCTCAGCAGTTTGGTCGGGGGATAATATTATAGTAAGTTATAAATTACCAGCACAGGATCAAGGTGTAAGAGTTCAGATACAATTAACTGCACCTAATAACCTTGTAGGATATTTTTATAGATTCCCTGATGGTAGCGGAAGAGATCAAACAACAACAATTACTAAAAAAGATTTATTTGATCAATTTGGAGAACATTATAGTTCATTCTCTGGAATATTAAGAAGCATAGATGCAAATGATAATAGAAGTTCTGGAGTGTCATTTTCTGTACCAACAAGAACAAATCCATTATCAGGGATAACCCCAACTTTTACAACTGTAGCTTTATCTAATGCTTACTCAATTACTTTTACTTTGCCAACAGGAGCCGTTGCTGCACAAATTTATGCTAAGCACACTACCTGGTCTGGAAATCCTACAGATGATACATATCTTGTTTATTCAGGAATAAGTCCAGCGGTTATTTTAGATACAAACTATACAACTGTATACATTAAAGTTCGTTATTATGACGATTTTGGAAATACATCTAATTTTTCTGCACAAGCAACAGTTACACCACTAAACCCTGGAGAAATAACTTCATTTGAAAATCCAATTTCATTTGGTACAAATGCTGTAATATATGCTGGAAATAGTGCAACTTCAGGAACAAGAACTTTATTTAAGACTGGAGGCATTTTTGCATATGATGCAACTAATACTTCTCCATCAACACAAATAGTATCCAATGCATCTGCTGGAACTCCAACCTTTATAACTACACAAGCACAGATAGCTGACTGGCAAATAACAAGTACAAAAATTGAAAATACTTTATCGGGAACTCCAACAAAATATACAGGATTATCTGCAACAGGAACATATTCATTTTGGGCGGGTAGTGATACATCAGGTGGAGACTCATCAGCAAACTTTACAGTAACTCCATTAGGAGCAGTAACAGCAAGAAATATTTCTATTGTAGGAAATGGTAGTGGCTCAAGCAATCTTATTAGTGCAGGTGGAGTATTTACAGTAAAAAATGATGGAACTGTAACGGCGACTTCGGCAACAATAACAGGAGCAATTACAGCATCTTCTGGATCATTTACTGGAAATGTATCAATAGGATCTTCAGGTTCTTTATATTCTGGAACCTTATCGGGGGGTAATTTATCTGGAGCTGGTTATATTTTAAATACCACTGGATTAACCTTTAATTCTTCTACAACAAATGGAATTACAACAATTAATGGTTCAACAGGTATTTTTACCACAAAATCTGCTTCTATAGGTGGCTGGAATGTAGATACTTCAAAAATTTCAAAAGTAAATACTGGTCAAGGAAAAATTGTACTTGATTCAACAGCAGGTCAAATATATATAACTGGAGATTCAGTTGAAAACTATTATGCTGGAATAAATGCAGGATCAGGAACAACAGATACGGTTTTTTGGGCGGGAACCAATTCAACACCAAGCAATACTGCTAATGCATTTAGAGTTACAATGGGTGGAAAACTTTATGCATCAGATGTAGATATAACTGGAAAAGTAAGTGCAACAGATGGATACATAGGAACATCTACAAATGGTTGGACAATTAGTTCTGAAAGAATTGTAGCAACTGGTACTGGAAGCATTCAAGTTGGTAATTTTAAAATACAAAGCCAATCAACAACAGACTTTGCCATTGTTGATGTCACAGATACACA